ATAAGCAAATCATTCTCTGGAAGCACAGGAACAATTTCTGGAATAGTAACACCTGTTATACCAACGATTGCGCGTGTTATAATGAAAGCTGGTAGAGCGATCAGAGCATATATTCCTGGTGGAACAAGAAGGATATAACTCAACATGGCTTACGAATTAATAAATTCAATAGCACAGTGGAACGCCGAAGGAGTTCAACATGGCAAGTGGTAATAGAATTGCTGTATTTATCCCATATGCAAATGAGCCTACGGCAACGAACTTTGCCACTATAAATTTAAGGAATCAACACCCAACACTTAATTTCGACGGAACCACAGACGAAGAGACGATGTTCTCAGATGTGCTATCTCCTGCTTATTCCGGTGGCGGGTTAACAATAAATACCTGGTGGTTATTTACATCTGCAACTTCTGGTAATCTCAGGGTACAGGCTGCTATTGAAAGAGGAGATGTGTCGTCTCTTGATATAGACTCGGATTCATTCGCTGCTTTTCAGAGTGCTGGCGGAACAGCACCAGGGACTTCGGGACAGTTTATAAAAGTAACCATCACCCTTACAAGCGGAGCCCAAATGGACTCACTTGCCGCAGGGGAGCCTTATCGCTTGAAGATACGCCGAGACGCTGATGGAACATCCGGTACGGATGATATTACGACTGATGCTCAGTTATATATAGTAGAAATTAAGGAGACATAAATGTCTCGCCTTTTTGATGATGTTGGTAGTACAACTCTGGACTCAGCGGTTGTCCCAATAACCGATTATCCATTTACCATAGCCTGTTGGTTTAAAAGTGATGATATAACAATCAATCAGACATTATACGAGATTTCAAATTCAAGCGATATAGGTAACAGATTTAGACTTTCGGCAAGAGGAGATCTCGCCGGTGATCCAATACGTTTCAATATGAAAGATGGGATCACTATAAGAAATGCAGATTCCACCACAGGTTTTTCTGCCAACACATGGACTCATGCTTGTGCTGTTGGGCGATCTGCTACAAGCAGAGATGTATATATAAACGGTGGAGATAAAGGCTCAAATACTGGTGCCGGAACACCAACAGGATTAAACGGCGTTTCGGTAGGTGGCACCGCAGATTTGGCAAGTTTTATGTCAGGAAATATAGCAGAGATAGCTGTGTGGAACATTGCTTTAACAGATGCAGAAGTAGCATTGTTAACAACTCGTATATCTGCATTCTTAATGCATCCAGAATCTTTAGTTTCTTATTGCAGATTAATAGGAACACCAACCGAGGAGCCAGATATCATTCTTGGATTTGGACTTGTTGATCATGGAACGACCATAGCTGATCATCCTCCAATATTCTACCCATCCCGTACGTCAAGAGGATTGGTATTTGATATAACTGGTACAAATTATACCCAAAATATAGCAGGGGCTCCTGGCGATCTTCTCGGAGCACTAACCATACAGACCAACAAAGTAATCGCAGGCACACTTACTTCTATGTCTGGTTCGATTGGGAAGTTTATTTATAAATCTTTCTCAGGTACGATGGGTGCTTTAACAGGTTCCGCGTCTTCTCTCCGGGTTATAGTCATTGAATTAACTGGAGTAGTCGGAGCATTGACTGGTGGCGTCACAAAGCGAACAAATAAAGCACTGGACGGAATAACCTCAACTGTTAGTGGAAGTTTAACTATACTGGCAAAGGCTGTTCCCTATGTTATAATGAAAGCAGGTTGGGCAACTATTATTACTAAAATAACCGGGGGTCGAAGTAAGGATCAATAATGAGTATTATACTTAATCAAGATCTTGACCTCCTGCAACTAGATGCACTTATTGCCGACGGCTGGACTACGCTTAAACTCTATGCAGCAAATTCTCCAGACGGTAACTTCACCGATTCCTCAGCAACTGTATCTCCGACGACTCTTGCATTACTGTTGACTGCTGAGGAGCCATATAGAAGCACGTTCACGCATGCCTCCGGCAATGCTGCTCAGTATTTTAAGATTGTTGCCTATAATGGCGCTGCAACATCTAACCTGAACGACGCAAAGACTTTTCATGGCGGCGGGGGCACAACACTCCAGATGATTCGACAACGAACCGGCAAGGCCATGAAACTATTAGAGACTGGTACAACAACTGCTGGCGGTGGTACGACTACCGCGATATGCACAACTCCATCTTTTACCAGACACAGGGATAACTATTATGGTGGTGGCTCCACATCAATAGATGGATGGATATTTCATAACCTTTCTACGCATGAATGGTCAGAGATCTCAGGGTGGGTAGCATCTACTGGCACGTTTACATTTGGTGCCATAACATCCGTTGGAAACGGAGAAAACTTTGAAGTTCTTTCCAGGTTTACACCTAATGAGTACAGGGATGCTATCAATTGGGCCATCTCATATTGTTTCCCTAAGCTATCTGTTCCAATCATAGACATATCTATAACAACAGTTGATGATGTATACACATATGATATACCTAACAACATTAAGATTATCAATAAGGTAGAGATAGAATCTGATTCTAATCCTGATTCCACTGCCCTATCAACACGCGGGCAGCCATGGAAGCAGATACCATATGTTCCTTACGATGACGGACTACAGCGCAAGATAGAATTTAAGCGCAACAAAGATTTTGATGTTAGCCGAAGAATAAGAATCACTGGTACATCTATGCTTAACCAAATGTACAATGATAATGACTACTGCGAGATTATAGATCCACAGTTAGACCTGCTATGTTACGTGGCGGCGCACAGGCTTTACGCTCAGCTTGCTAATACGGACTCTGCCAGCGATATAGATAGATGGAAGGCCCAGGCAAATTACTATCTTTCCATGTATGTTGATGAATCAAAGTCCAAGGGTTCAAGGCGCAAGGCTAAGAAGATATGGCAAGCAGAAGCGCAATGGTCTGGTTAAATGACAGACCAATCCTACCCTTATGATGTAACTTTCACAACTGGCGGTGTCACCTACGGATTCATGCTGACTACGCCACCAGGTAAGAGTAAAACAATTTCAATACAAGAAGCTTCGCCAGTACCGGCATATAGTCTTGATCGTGCCGGTACACAGGACTCGCAGTCGTACCAGAATTTTGCACCAGGCGTTGATACTCCATTTTCTATGAGCACGTTTGCGGGCGGGGCTGGGAAACTAGAATTCAATGCAGATGATCCAATGCGTTATCTCTATTCAACAGGAATAGTAACACATGTTGACGGGAAGGCATATCTTGCTCCTTCCGCAGCCAGCATTGTAACTGGTGCAGCTACGGCAAGTATTGATTTGTATACAACTTACATGAATCCTACGACTTATGTCAGATATGACTTTGCTGTTATTGGCACTGGCATTTACCGTAGGCCAGCAACAGACAGCACAACCGCGTGGACGCTTGTGTATACAGCGGCATTCGCTATTACAGATTTTAGGATTGTAGACGGGCTTGGCGTGATCTGCACTCCGTCAAGTACCAATGCCGCTATCGACTACCTTACACAAGCAGATGTCACAGCGGCAGCTACATGGACGCCGACATCTAGAAACCATTCTGTATTCTCTAATGGAAATAAACCTAAGTTCATTAAGCAAGTCCGAGGGACAGCATTTGCTTTTGTAGATCCAAATAGGGTTTACTTCAATGTAGATATCACAGCGGACACCTGGCTTGGGCCTATAGACACATCATTAGAAGGCAACATCTCAGGCCCTCCGGGAGATGAGTCTTATTACGGAGTAGGGCTGCACGCAGTTGGCGACTTCTTATTCATAATCAAACAAGATGCTATCTACTCAATTGATTCTCAGCAAGAAGTACTTAAGATTATCTGGCAATGGGAAGACAGGCCGAGTGAATATAACTTCAAGTATTTCTCTTCAACAGAGGAAGAGTTTATTTTCTGTGCTGCTAATGAAGTATATGTTTACAAACCAACAACCGGTGCAATGCCAAAGTTAGAAATAGCTACCCAAGACGGATTCTCAACTAAAGAAATTCTTGGTGTTACTAATGACAACCAGTATATTTATGTACTTGCCAAAATAGTAGCAGGTAATATTAGTTCTAATACAAGAGTGGCTCTATTTCGCTATTATAAAAGTGGAAAGAAATGGGTGCCGGAGATTGTCTGGGAAGACATATCTCTAACAAATAAAACATACGGAAGAATCTTTGCTTCCCCTAATGGCATAGCTACTCGTGTTTATTGGGGATTGGTAACAAGCGCAGCGGTAACGCGTACATTTATTATGGATGTTGTGCCAGAGTGGGATGAGACAGCTTCTTCTAACTTTACATCTTCTGCAACGATTTATACAAGCATCGCACGATCTGGTTTTCCTGGCCTGCACAAGCGACACATCTACATTAACATGGATGCGTTAAATCTTTCTACCAATAATACAATTGCAATTAAATATTCTATAGATGATGGCGCTACATATACAACATTGGCTACTGGCACATCAGCAGAGACATCTTCTAATTATGTTAATATAGAATCGAAGAGTCTTATACTTGCATTCACTCTAACAAGTCAGAATGGAACGGTTACTCCTGTTCTTAAGGTATTCGACCATCATCAACGAGTCAGGTTTAAGTATCTTGAAGCTATTCAAATAGGCGTTAGAATAGGAAGATTAATAGAAACACGTAATCGTGGAAAGATTAACGATGACCTTGATACTCAATGGGATAATATTAAGACACTAAGAACAACAGAAGATCAGATAGTATATAAAGATTTCCTTGGTAATTCATTCAATTGTAGTGTAGACGCGATTGGCGTGGCGCCAAGCAGACACCAGGATGTCGGGGACTATGAAGAGGAAGCATCCTTAATCATAACTCGCGCAGATATCGGTGCTTAACTATGGCATCTCTTATCGAACGAAGAATCAATGAACTACAGAATCTAGTTCAAGAGTTAATTGACACTGCTGGCCAAGCGTCGCCCCAGGGCGCCGGTACTCTCAGTAAATCTGTCATCAAGGGTAAGTCTATTATCTCTTCGATGATAGATGTAGACACGCTTCACTCAGTTCAGGCGAAGACTGGAGACCTCACCGTTACTGGTAATATCACAATGTCAACAGATGACAAGGCGATACGTGCCGGGAAGACAGTTTATAACGATACTTCTAATGCAGGATACTGGCTTGGTGTTCATGCTGCTGTTGGATACTTTAGAATAGGTAATGCTGTCCAACAATTACTCTGGGACGGTACTAACTTAACAATCTCTGGCGGAATCACCGCCACGTCTGGTGTTATAGGTGGATGGACAATCGGCGCAGCAGATATCCATGCCGGATCTGGATCTACCTATACTCAAGTATCTTCCGCTGGTGGGTCAACACCAGCATTCTCTGCTGGATCTGCCACAGTTACAGCAGCACCATTTATGGTTACGCAGTCCGGAGCTATTACCGCTATTTCTGGATCAATAGGTGGGTGGACAATTGATTCAACATCAGGATTCATTCTTGGGTCGGGCGCGACAACAAGAGGTATAGCTGTCGGCTCTACTACGTTCTATGCTGGTAGTGCAACTCCTTCTTCTGCGCCATTCAGCGTGACCTCAGCGGGCGCGTTAACGGCCACATCAGCAACTATCATTGGTACGATTACAACAGGCAATATCACAGCTACGGGAGGAACTATCGGTGGCGTAACGATTAACGCCACATCATTATCTTCTACTGGCTGGACGCTTACAAATGCTGGTGTGATGACAAGTACATCTGGCACCATTGGTGGATTAACAATAAGTTCCACCGCATTAACTGTCCCGTCTGGGGTTAAGTTAAAATTTGGAATAGGGGCATTAGATTATCTTAATGATAATCTTCTTCACTTTGAATTATCCAGTTCGCTTATTGGGAAAATTGAGTTTAAGAACGGTAGTGAAGTTACCTACACAGATCTTCAAGTAAAAGCTTCATCAACTGTTGGACAAATGTCACTAAGAACACGTGGCACAACCAATCGCTCTGGGATAATTACATTAAACGGTGGCAATACAAATGCTACAACCAACGTCTCGATTGCGGCGATAGATTCAACTCCTGCCACCCGTTCTGGACTTGATCTTAACGCTGCTGGCACCTTGTCATTAGCAACATATAACACGTCTGGTGTAGCGCAAGGATCGCTTAATCTAAGCCTGGGAGACCAGTCGCTTAAGTTACCAGACGCGGGGGGTGCCTATTCATTCCAGATACAGGATTCAGCAGGGGAGATACAGTTTGGAGTATCTTCCAATGGCGCATTGATATACCCGGACGCCGATACCACAGCCGCTGGCGGGTATAATGGTCGTATGCCTATATTCGTAAATGGTGTACAGAAATACTTACATTACTTTAATGCCTAGGAGAAGCTAATGCAAGAAGGACAAGATCATGATCTTCTTATCAGAATTGATGAGAAGTTAACCAACATGATTCTTTCATTTAGTAATTTTCAGAAACAAACTTCAAATGAATTGAAAGAATTATGGATAGAGATTGAATCTATTAAGCTTGAAAACAAGAGCCAACAAGGATTCTTCTCCGGAGTTAAGTTTGCATGGGCGATACTCGGAGCCCTTCCCCCAAGTGTCATTTTATTAATCTTTGGGGTGAATAAATAATGTTACGCGGAGTAGATGTAAGTAACTATGATTTCTCTACCTACGATGCTGCTTGTTTTAAAAATAAAATAGATTGGCTAGCGATTGGTTGTCAGCGAGAAGATTACGCTGTTATCATGGCCAGTGCCGCTCGTGCAGCAAGCATACCTATTTTATGTACGTATGCTTTTCTTTACTTTGGTTTTAATGGTTTCATGGGATTTGACGATCTCATTAAACTTGAAACAGAAAAGGCTATACGAGTAGCAAAGCAATTCGACATAGGATATGTGGCCCTGGATGTAGAGGCAAGCGGAGTTAATGAGCGTAGCGGGGTAACTCCAGATGAGCGCGTCTCGAATCTCGATCGCGCAATTTCTATGGTTCTCGCCGCTGACTTAAAAGTAATTATCTATACTGGAAAATATTACTGGCAAGGGAATATGGGATCTGTGAACAGATCTGAGTTTCCTCTGTGGCACGCCAGCTATTGGGATGACGGCCACTATCAAAGCGAAGTAGACTACTGGTTTGGAAAGCCGGTAGCAATACATCAATACACAAGTTCATTCAATCTTTGTGGTAGAAATAGGGATGCCAATGTTCTCTTTGATGAATCATTATTATTAGATAAGGAAGAAGAAATGAAGGTAGAAGAACTCAATCAAGCTATGGTTATGCGATTTAATCTTATCAGATTAGCATCTGATACTACTGATTATGGATATATAAAACTTATTAAGATTATAGATCTTCTTAAGAAGAACAATTTATATTAATTCTATTCTCTCTCAATCTCAAACCTCACACGGCACATTGTATGTCCGGTGGCCCACACAAGCAACCAACTAACGAGCAATCAAGCACGAGCCCTCTGCTTCAAGCGACGGGCTAAAGAAAGATCTTGCTTGCCCCGAGGGCTTAGGGTATACTATCACCCATGGTGGCTAAAAGCTTCGTAACGATCTCAGACATTCACTACCCTTACCAGGACGCTGCGGCTCTTAAGTTGGTCACGATGTTCTTGAAGGATTTCCATCCTCACGAACTTTATTTTAACGGTGACATCTATGACATGCCGCAGATCTCCAAGTACTCCATGAGGCGCGCTGAGCTACTTAAGACGACTTCCGTACAGGAACACCTTGATATAGGTAACGAGGGCGTGGCGCGCCTTGTGGATGCAGCAGGGGCACGTAAGAACAGGTTCACTCTTGGGAACCATGAGGATAGATGGGAGATGTATCTTGGCTCGGAAGCCAAGGCTTTAGCGAGTCTGCGATGCCTTGAATTTGACAAGGTGTTCCAACTCGACAAGATGGAATGGAAGAAATATGGAGACGGATTTTGGCTTAACGATAGACTTTTCCTGTATCACGGTACCTTCATCAATGTCAATTGGACTGATACTGAAAGACAACGCATTGGTGCTTCGACAATTACTGGACATATGCACAAGCAGCGAGTTACATATCACACCGATAGGAGTAAAACATATAAAAGTATCGGACAAGGATGCTTGTGTAAACTTGATCCTCCCTATCTCAGAATCCCGCCAAACTGGCAACAGGGATTTGCATACGGATACCTTATGGACTCTGAAAAGTTTATCACTAAGGAAGTTGAAATTATAGAGGGAGATGGCTATAAATGGATGATGCCCGAGGGCAAACTATACAGAGTGAAACTCTAAATTTAGGTATGAATTAACTAGTAGGAGTATAAATGGTTAAGAAACTCAGTACGCATATGATGCTCGTCGTTGACAGGTCTGGCTCTATGAATGGATTGGATAAGATTGTTTCTGATGGCATTGAACTCAATGTTGCCCAGGCAATTGCGGCGGGCAAGACTAACGTCAGTATATGTAGATTTGATCACTCCATTGACTTCCCATATTGGGAGAAGGTTGCTGCCAATGTTGGACGCGTAGACTTCAAGCCTCGCGGGAGCACAGCTATGCTTGATGCCGTTGGCCGCACTCTTGATGCTGTACAAACAAGTGATAAGAAGTATGATACCTATCTTATGGTGATTATTTCTGATGGATATGAGAATGCTTCAACAAAAGAATCATATGAATCTATCCAGAAGAGAATTCTTGATCTTACAGGAACAGGTATCTGGACATTTTCCTATGTAGGAAGCAATCAGAACCTTGCAGATATCTCCAGAAGACTGGCCATTCCTATTAGGAATACTCAATCCTGGAGAAGTGATCCAATTGGAACACAGATAATGGCTGCTGCTTCCGCAAGTTCTGCCGGTGAATACTTTGCCGCACGTGGCGACGGACTCACAGCTTCGTCATCGTATAATAGTGAAAAGAATGAAACACCAACAGGAGACAATAACTAATGGCCTACGACAGGGCAGCCCCAAACAAAACAAAGATAGCCTATCTTCTTAAGGAAGATAATCAAGACGAGAATGTGAGACAACTTGTTGATGCACTTGCTAAGATTCTTAACAAGAACGCAGCTACAATTCAGTCTGATTCTGTATCTACCCTTGTAACAGCCCTTGGCAGCGCCGGGGTATAACAGTGAAATACACAGTTGAAACCCTTCATGGTTTCAACAGGAGGTAGGAAACACCACTTTGCGTACTTCCTCGCCGTCAAGAAATCCTGTTAAGGTTTCTAGCCATGCTTTTTCATGCGATGATTGCGGTAGGCAATGGACTGGCTCCGGTCAGTGTCATTGCACCGAGTGTCACAAGCATTTCAGCACGGAGTTAAACTTTGATCTACACCGTATGTTTGCGACCAAGGCCGAGAACTGGAACAAGAGAAGGTGTATGACCATGGCGGAAATGGCTACGCTAAAACGCAAGTCTGGCAAGCCAGTATTTGCAGTATCGGAAGGGCCATTTGGCACAACGTGTGTCGGATGGAGTGCCGACTGGCAAGTAAAATTAGAAGGAGAATAATTTGGCTAACACAAGATTAGTTGCAGAGCTACTTAAAAGATACCATTCTAACTTTGAAGAGCGAGCCCTGGCGGACTTTATCTTTCAATGGCTAGGAGTAGAGCATCCATGGGCGGATAACTTATCCGTAGAGGATATCCAAACAGAATTAGATGAGTGTCTTGTTTATGCAGTTTGAATTTAAAAGTTCTAACGCTATGCTTAATAGCCTTAAACGAACGCTTGCAAAGTTCGAAAGAGACGTTACTTATCTGTTTGGAGCCTCTGCTGGTGCCCAGGGGTTACTCAATCAAACATCACCAGACTGGCACGCAATATGGACTGCTGCCGTAGCAGCAGCGGGATTGGCTGCATATCGTTTAATTAGAGATGCGTGCTCTGGCGTACCACCTGCTTAAACGCCAAGTTCACGGTCGCAACTTCTAAGTTGCAACGTTGAAGAAGGGCTGAGATTGGATCTCAGCCCTTCTTCTAGTGCCTATCTATTAGGGCGGTATCTCATTGTATCTGTATCTCCACCCCTTCTTATCCTAAAGCATCTTTGATGTACTTTCCCTTCTTGCCAGAGAATCCATTCTGATGTTCTAATTCTCGTTTCACAAACCCTGCACGTGTCAGTCTCGAAACTATATTCATCGACTAATGAAAAGTCCGCCAATATCTATGTCTCCTTCCTCCGTAAAGCAACTTCGGAGACCTGGTAGAATTTCTTTAAGTGTTGCGCTCTCCCTTCCACCGTTCATAAAGATCCAGCCCCTGACACACATCTCAAATGCTTCTTTCGGTGTTCGTCCATGAAATGTCAGTGATGGATACTCGTATCCATTCTCATCTAGAAATCCGAATCTCCATTTAAGTTCGAGCCCTGGTTGGAATGAGAATCTTCCGAACCATTCCGTCGTCGGTGGTGGCTTTCCTTCCTCTTGAACAGGCCCCCCGAAATCTAATCCATGTGGGAACGGATATTCGTCTTCATCCATCAGGCATTTAACTTTCCTTTCAATTAAAAAATATGTCTATATCGTGTGTGATAAGTATGTACCACATTACGTATATCCACCAGAGAATAAGCCAGAAGAATAATATTGGATTATCCAAGCTTATCCACTTCCACCCTCCTCCCTTACTTCCATAGACCAGAGTTTATTATAGATTGCATTACATGATCGTTGCAGTGTTTCTGAGATGAAGGCAATATCTGCCCCATTCTCCCACATCTGAAACATGATCATTATTTCATCGCTGCCCCATGGCTTACCGCTCCTGGTTGTTTCCATGGCATCATCTGGATCTTCCACGAAGTCTTGTGGCCGTATAACGAACGACTGTGTGCCATGATAGAGACAGACTGGCTCTCCAAATTCTAAGAACATCTCCTCCCCGCACACATTTTCCGTCCATTCGTTCTTGAAGCTGCAATGGTCTTTCAATAAGAGCCTCCTCCATCAATCTTTGTTTTAGATATACACATGCATCAAGCATCTCTTCGTAGACATCTAATAGGGCATTCCTTCCATTGAATGTCGTTAGTGGTCGGTGGTATGTTTTCATGCCAAGTTGGTTTCTTGCTTCTATATCCTTGATTAATTCTGGGAAGACTTTATTCATTCACTACCATTATTCCAGGAATCCACTCGTGCTTGTGATCGCTCACGGCGTCACCTCCCGCGCGTCGTAGGCGGCGAGGGCGTCTTCCACCCAAGACATGTGCCCAGCGGCAATGCCTTTGCGTATGCACTTCACCACGGCCCGCGTAAGAGACAACTCGCGCTCCGCCGTCTCCAGTTCGTCGAGCAAGCGAACGACGGCCGACAAGCACGACGGCCCGCTTCGGACACACCCCGCGTGTTCGCTACGCCACGTCGCCCGTTCCTCTGCTGTGATCATGCTGTGCCTCCCTTGCGATAGTCCGCTGTTTTCTCTGGGCCGGTGTCTTTTTGTCTCTCCTAATTTGCTATGTTCTTTACTCCATTCTTTTCGTGCTTCGTCTAACTCTTCACGAGAGTAATAATCTTCAATGCTTATTCCGTGTTCTTCTGCGATTTCATCCCAATCTAATAAATTATCCGCTTTAATATTATCAATCACATAATCATGGATGAAAGGAATATCAGTCATTATTATCATCTTTATCAGTAAGATTGCAGAAGTAATCTACAATAGCCTGTACCTGTTCTACGGTTTGGTATCCAGCTACATTGGCGCTGATATCCATCCAAGTCCAGTGTGACCAGCTTACTGATAAATCTACCGGCCATGCCGCTACTTCAAATTCGAAATAATCAAATGGACTGGGTAGAGTTTTGCGCGGCGCGCTATAGTGATATTTGCTGGCCTGGATGCTGACCATATGATCTCCACATTTGATAGCTTTCCAAATCCTATAACCTTCTTCTGTGTTTTCAGATATCACGCCTTCTTCTATAATACGATCTCTAAAATCTATTTTCATTCTACTCCTCCAAGAGATGGTCTTCCATTTTCATTCCAGGCATTCCAACAGTGGGGGAACCAATCTTCTAGTAATAGTTCCACTTCCCCTGCTGCTTTGCGAATCTCACTTTGCGCGTGTATGTCCGTGCGTAACGAGAGGAAGTTAAATAAGCTTCGCAGATTAACAGTCCAGATGAAACTAGTATAAGTATTGACAGGTAAAACAATACGCGCCAGTTCCTTTGCAATTCCTTCCTCCAACATTCCTTTGTATTTGTAGTATGCTCCGAGTGAGTTCACCTTGATTACATCTATAATATCTTTTATCAGAAATGTATTAGATATATTCTCATATTCGTAACTCATGTTCTTTCCCTTTTGAGAACGAACTTCATCTTCTGATGGTAGCCAGAATTTAGGTTCGTATTCCGTATATCTGGCACTTTGTTCATTAAATGAACTGAATCTATGTGTACGCCATTGCCGTTCTACAAAGATTGGTACGCTTATTTTGAAAGACATGATTGCATGCTCGAATGGCGTACCATGTCTATCAGCAATCAATCTTGATAAGAGAGCAAGATCTTTGTCGTCAATTTTAGTGTGTTCCCTATTTAATGATATCCTGGCGGAATTGACAATGGATAAATCTGTGCCAAGTGTATCTTGGTGAGTGACATACATTTCATTTGAGAAGATAAGATTATCATTCAACATATGCAACCTCTGGCTCTTGATAGATTGAAGTTACCACTTCATAGTTATCCCATTGAAGATCTGCGTCACAAGAGGAGCGATTCCACAAATTTGTTCTTCGCCTCCTCGCTGCTTTCCCTGTCCCACTTGTCAACATCGAGTAACAGAAAATGTCTACCAGGAATCCCTCTGCCATAGTGGAATGTGAAACACACGACTCCAACTTTTCCGCTATTAGCAGCCGCGTTAACGTCCGCTTGTGAAATGGCTTTTCGGAATTCAGCAGAGTAATCTTGAAAATTACGATACTTGGATTCTGCAACAAAATATTCCCCACTTATGTCTGCATGTGAAGTTCCTTGTGATGGATGTCGCCTCCCCCCCAGGCGACTTGCCCACCATCGTTCTGCTTGTTTCCAAGAATTAGATTGAGTCATTATAGTCTTCGCCGATGTTGTAAGTACATCCTTGTTTTCTACAGTTGCCAGCAGCATCAGTATCATGCATATGTGGATGGATAGGACATAATTCTTTTGCTGATTCGAAGACTACATTGTATTCTGTTGCCATTTTCTGTAGTTCATATCCAACAGAGATTCCTAGAGTGCTGTTATTTACCAATACCCTGTTTAGGGCAAGGGATACACCCTCTCGCCGAGCGTAGGAATCATGCTTAGAGCACACGGCCTCCCCTACACCAACAGTGAGGCCGTTTTCTTTTACAAGGATGAGCGTCTTCCCCCCTCTGACTGCAACATCCCATTCAATAAAGTGTTTGTCTGCTGCCTTCTTGTCAATTGGCATAGATCCATTGTAGCCAAAGTTCTTGATATCTTCTTTAAGATACCTGTAGTGTTTAACGCAGATTCCGTAACCAGCGCTTCTAATCGCCGCGATAAGTGTTGCGTTATTGATAAACATTATCTAATAATCTTCCTCCTGTTCAGATTCGACCCAGAATGGATCACACCAAGATTGTTTGTAATTATGCTCCTCGCAATATGGACACCTATCTTCTTTCCCGCATCTTGAACAATAAGGATTTGTAGAGGTATTGTAATTTGCTACCCATTTATGCCCAATGATATAGCAAAGAATCTTTTTCATTTATGATTCTTCTCGCTTACAGTTCCAATACCATTTCTGAGTCTTATTAGAGCGTGCAGGCTTGCCATCAGACCACTCAGGAATAACATTCATGTCTTCGACAACTTCTCCGTATCCGCACTTCATTTTGCCTTTCTTGAACTTGTGTTCAATAATGCGTGCGTTTCCATGGTCGGGACACTTCCATCCGCCTTCTGTCTGGACGTTATTTCCTGCCGCAACAGAAGCATTGCTTCTGAATCGAGGAAGCATACCGTGTTCCTCAGCGGATTTCACAATGAATTGCAGGACGCCAATCTCTGCGCCAATGACAGCATCAACTTCTGATTCAGAGTTATCATTGATGTCTGAAAGGAATACGTTAATTTGCACATCGTATCCATTAACCTGCCCGGCGATTGTGTATTTCGGCCATTCGTTAGATTCCAAGTTTATCCTCCAGGTATTTGTCTCTAAGTTTAATCCTATGATATCAGCTACTTGTTCTTTAGTCAACCTTGATATCGCTAGCCTCCATTAGATGCTTTTCAATATGGCAAATAGATCATCATATCTACTCATTTAGTTTTCCTTACATGCCTGAATCAAGTTACAACCTCCGCACGGGTTAAACGTTCCTGTCAGCTTCTGATTGGGGCCTCCCCATATGGACTTCGGATCTACATTCGCCTTCTCCAATTCTACGTACTGATAATCTTTATTCATGTAAAGTGGGGGAACCGGTAGCCTGTTCCGAATTGCAGATGGCACACCTGCTCCAATTATGTCGTATATACTATCATGCACAAACATGATATTCTTTGCAATGTCTTGTTCAAGACTGACATACTCGATATAGAATGTTAGAGAGGCGTTTCCCCCTTTCCCAAGGAACGGGTCGTTCTCGAACACCTTCATTATGTCCTTTGAAACGATTAAGAATAACCCTTGTTTGAGACCTGAGCCCGCTAATTCTGCTTGCAACTGAACATACCAGCCTGGTTGCGATGCCTTAATTCCTTCAAATGGAAGTTCGGGAAAACCACGACGTAACCATTTCCCATTACGAAAACCAGACATCTTGTATGCAGTTGACTTAACAGAAACAAGTGTTGGAGATCCAAGAAGCTTGATAGATGCATCTGATGTTGATGCCATTGAGTTACCCAGATAAGAAGGAATCTGAGTACCCAGCAGGGGCCAACCGGCGCAATGCAATGTTGCAAGAGCCGCAACTTCTATGTTGTGCCCTAACCAGAAGGTGAACTTTGTTGAACCAGAGAATTCTTCTTTATCGTAACCAAGAAATGATAGAGCAGTAGCACGAGTACATCCAATTGATTTCGCCATACCAAATGCATTCCTTCCATCTGGCATGATGTTCTCGTGGCCAGTCAGCATTTCTTTGTTTTTGACTGCCATCAACTCATCATATTTATCGACCCAACGCTTCCATTCAGGATCATCCCACACTCCGCCATGTTGCTTCCACCAGTTCTCTAGGGCTCCTGCTATTGGATGTACAAACAATTATTTGTCCTTTCGTCACATCTTGTGCAATATATCATTTTGGGCCGTACCTCTGCCATTCTCCTTTCACAAGTCGATCAAGTTCTATCAACGGAAGTGCGGGGGTGCAATACATCTGGTTCCATGCGTGCATCAATCCATCAATAAGACCTGGATCATATGGAAATCGTTTGATAAGCAATCCGCATAGCTGTGCCGCTTTGTGATTCCGCCCGCCTTCTTTTATTGGCATGCATAATTCAGATGCCCAATTTGATGGACGCTCAGACATTACTTCATATTTAGCACCAATAAGTTCGAGGACATTATGTATGCCCCCTAGCTTAAATTCCATAAGTTTGCCATCTGGAAGGAATGTGTATTGAGTACTATTTGGATGAACGCTGGGAGGGGCAACTACATATCCACCCTCTTGTTTAAGGTGGTGTAGTTTATCATTAACTCTGAATGTTGATGTCCTTGCGTGAATATCTGGCTTGAAATAAACATGAAATCCTTTACCAGTTGTTGCGGTCAGGCAATTAGAAAAATCTGGAGCAGCTTCCAAGAATGACATGTATGTTTGCACATCATCGAAATCAAGTACCGCTAAGCCGCTTACTCTGCCTGTTACAACACCAATGTTATTGAATCCTGTGTTGTGCCTAAACCAATTATCAATTTCAAAGTTCGTAGCACGTCTATCCATATAGGATAGCCAGCTTATAATAGACGGCTTCTTATCTCGGAACTTTAACGGGATTACGCTCCAGCCTTTAACATCATAAAATTCAAGATGTTGCTTCATCCTTTCTTGATACTCAGGCAAGGACGTACTCACGAGATTCTCCCTCGTCTTCATCGCTATCATCTAAAATAACTTCCCTTTTCTCCATTGGAATCTTTTCAATTATTGGTGGTTTTTCGTGGTTTTTTTTGGAGGAGATAAATGAATTAAGATTATATCCAAGATCGGCAGCTTCGCACATAGAGCAGCACCATGTTAACTTAAGACTAGATGAACTTTTGCCGGGGAAATATGTTGATTTACATCGCTTACAAGTCAGTACCCCGACTATTGTTATATCGTCCCTTTGATTCTTTGATAACACGGCTTCTATTGTCATAAACTTCCTTATGAGCCATCTTAATATGCTCATTAATATACCACCTTTGACGGCGCCTGCCGGTAGAATCAATGTGTTCGAAGCAAATTGGGCAAACCATATTGAATTACTCCGTAATTCTACTGTGTAATAGAATTTTAATTCTATGTACCATGTTCAATTAGTCTATGTCCACAGACGAAAGTGCACGGGCGCGAACGTTTCCAACAGCACGATTCATATCTGGGTGGCCTTTCCGGAATCCCATTTGCTCGGGCGTCGTGTCAAATGCATCAATGTCCATGAGGCACTGGAAGCAGATCCCATACTCATCATTGACCTCTCTCCAGTATACATTAAGTCCACACATAGCGCACTCGTCAAACAGATTTACATCTTTATGACCATTCTTTGCAAGCGCACTAGCCAGGGTTTCAGGCTTAGCAGGCGTCTTACCTTCATAGATTGTTTTTACCCAATCCTCATCTGCCCAATCATACATACTGGCATATGGATAGGACATGTATCGTTGGGTCTTTTCTTTATATCCGTCGTTGGAAAACCACCGCTTATTTAGCGTGTCTTCCTCTCCTTGCTCTCGATTGACGAAAAGAATATCTCTTTTATTAGTAAGAAATACTATCTTATTCCAATTTCCAATGAATGCTTGAATCATTCGCATGATTCCTTCATTATATGGAAAGTTCCTTGGCATATGCATAAGCATCATGTCAACAAATAACTTTGTGTCAGAGCGCGGATCACCGTCTGGTGATGCCCATTTAGGCAACATGATAATTCCGTTGTGAACCATGACCGTTGAGTCATTAACGATGAACGGATGAACATTTTCAATTGTCTTCTCTCCATGCGTTCCGATTCTAAAATGAATCAAGAATGGAGTTTCTTTGGAATAGAGATTAAAGTCAGCGGTGAATTTCTTTAATAGGGTACCCACCTTCAAGAAATGCCTTATCACAATTTTGTTTTCGTGATTGACAAAGGCATAACCCTGACCGTCCGGGTTGTTTCTGGCCATCGCCCGGATCTCTGCTTCTGTTATATTACCTTTGGGGAAAATGACAGCTATAGTACACATATTTTACCACTTCTCCGTAGTTTTTGCAAGGTTAGGATACCTATCTGCATTGTTACGAATGAATCTTAGAAATGTATCCTCGTTGATTGTATCCTGGAAAATTTGATTCCTTTCTCCCCTATCAACCGGAACCTCGTCCAACCCCAACGGGTCAGAATATTGGTGCAACGCATAACAAAATTCAATATCTTTCAGAACCTTTTGTGGATTGAGATTTCCCTTAAAGATTCTTAACTCAATAGTTGCATCGTTCTGGAGATTCGCCGCGACATATCTGTCATAATTCCCAGCCTTAAGCTTGGCTCGTGAAATTAAATCGGTTCTTTCTGTTTCTGTGAACCTGGCGAAACTTGATGATCGTTCTGCAATACGTTCACAAAATGATTGATTGTTGTAAAGAAATGAAAGAAATCTCCACAAGCCAACTTCCTCAAATGCATCCTTGGAAAGATGAATATGAATTCCACAATTCTCTTGTGAATAAGAAGCACATGTTCTTCCAATTTTTCCGAGATTTGAAATAAGAATGTTACCTGGATCCTGCCAGTATTCTAACGATGCAGGATGAGATACAATTTCAAATCCATTTACGAGTGAGCCATCGTTCTTAAGATAACAAAATGGCTTTAACATTTCTGCAATAGGCATAGCCACTGTTATTGCGTCTGAATATCTTCTGCACTCTACTTCAAGTTCTATACCACTCCATAGAACAGGCACAGGCCCTTCGGTTATAAGCAGCGTTCTATTATCAGCAAAGAATATTGGTTGTGGTCTGTATGAATAGGAGTTGATCACACGTGGCCGACAGTTACGGCATAACGTTGTAATGCCGGGGACGTGGTTTCTTTCTTCGCGGTCATCTTCATCTTCATCTTCATCCCAGTCACGCTCAGATGAGTATGGTTCTAGAGATTGTATAGATTCTTGGAAATATCTAGCACAGTCCTCGCATCTTATGAATGGAACTGTTGATCTGTTTATACATACTACACAAGCAGCGCGATATCTGCCACCAATTTCATATTCTGCGAACTCGTTAGCCCTTAAGTAAAAGTGTTCGCTTAATTCGCAATAATAGTGAGCGCGTGAGCATCTGGTACATAATCGTGGCGCAGTGTCTCTGTTATCATAATGTTCTTCGGTATCGCAAAGGATAAAGCTAGTAACCGCAGCGCGGCCGCAGAGGTGGCAGTGTTGTATAGGGCGAATAAGTTCTACGAGTTCTGCTATTGCAAGGTGTGTACATTGTCTAAAGATGAGCCTATCTAACGATACGCAGCGCAACTCTGGAATAAGGTCGTTCACTAGTTGACTAGGCATACTGTTCAACCACTGTCATTTGATACCTCTAAAAAGCCTTGACCATGATTGATTAAACCAATATATCTTGATTTTTATAGTCCGACCACCTAAAAAACAAAGATCTTTATAGTGGATGTTATGCCAAACATTATAGTGTCTTTTGGATTTAATTGACAATCCACGCATTGACCAGCGTATATTGTGAAATCTTTTGCCTCGATACCAGAAAAATCTAATCGTTGTCATTCTTGACATCCTTCGCATCCATTGATTTCACACCCCGATATTTTAAGATAGCACTCAAGGCATATCATGCCATCATAAGTAACATTAGTATTTTTACACTTAGAACATAGTATTGTTTGATTAGTTGTGTGCATGTGCTTGATTCCTTTTTCACACAAGATACAGCTAAGTGGTGGCATTTACATGCTCCATGTAAAATGGATATGTAACTGAAAATCCATTATTCGTCATAAACTCGGTAATCGGATTGAATAATCGATAATTTTCAGATGTTGGAGAGAGTTTAAACAAAACAGCATCCAAGAATGCTAATGCTTTTTCTAGATCACAAGCGAGAACATCTGCGATTTCGTACTGGGTGGCTGTAAGATTTTTGATATCTGTGTTTATATATTCAATAATCTCGTTTAGTTTTTCAACAATTTTGTAATCAATATCATCTGAGTTTATTATAGTTACTGGTGCTATTGGTGTAGGATCAACAGAATCGACAGTTAGAATTGCTTGCGTCGTATCATGATTTGATCTAAAACAGGCAAGGCAATGATGTGTCATCCATCCGTCGTGACAACAGATACATTCGGAAACAAAATCTGATCCACTAAACGCGAAATACAGCCTGTCTCGTTCTGATTGCACATCTGGTTGGTGATGGTGTAGAATAAGTCCAGGCTGTGTTGCTTCCGAAGAGGCGATCCTCGCTGAAATGGAATAGTGGGGATTGTTAACAGGCATTATTGCTCCTTCCATTCTAGTAATTCTATTTGAGTATCAGTGAAACCAATCTTTTCCATTAAGATTCTCCTAGTTTGTAAACGCAGAAATAGACTCGATACTACTATCGAGTCTATTTCTTAGACAACAAGAATTTGCTAGAAGCGTTTGTTATTCCTCATTATTTTCCCATGTGTGATGACAAGTGCAAGAGCAGATAAATTTCCTCCCCCTCGTTTGACTGTATTCTTGGATGCAGTAAGAATGAAATCCAAAGTAACAGCTACCGAACTCAATTCTCTTGATTTTCACGAGTTCCACCCCATTTCTATGATGAACATCCAGATTGCGAAAGCGGCTACGAGGAGCATCTTGTTACTGATATACATTATCTGCTAATTCCTATCGCAAGTTGCAATCTTGCGATTGCAATAGCATCAGTCTTGAGCGTTCTCGTTCTTCATTAAATGGTAATGAACGACAAAGGTTGATTTCTTGTTTGATTATCAATAACGCATCTTCCTCTGAATTGCACGCCTTTCCCACCCATGCTTGTTGTGGCGGAGCGTTTTCATTCACAAGCTGACTTGCATGCCAACGTGGCGAAACTTGTCGAGAAAAAGACCAGGGCCAGAACAGAGATAAATCTCTGCTGTAACAAATTGCATATCCTTCTGAGACAAGTTTGATCGTGTGCGAGTCTATACACTTTGCATTTGATAGATCGCTCATTATGCATCAAACCTCTCAACATCAGCAAGAAAGAAATTATTGTAGTCATTGGTATGTTTAACGATGTAGCTTTGTCCATCATCAAGCGGAATCTGAATCATCCAGTGTTGACTGTTATCATAAGTTTTCAGTGCTTTGAGGATTGATTCCGGCGTCCAATCATCAACAAGAACATAGTGATCGTGATCGCCACACTCACAATTGATCTTGACGTAAGTATTCATGACCATTTTATGAAAAACTTACTTGCACCATTTTCGAGAGTTTTTTTCGGCCATTGTTGACTGTTGTCATAAGCTTTCAATTTATGATGCCTTGATCGATGAGTGCCTTGATCATATCTTCACATCCGAGTTTGTAGATACACAACCATTGACCTACCCCGTTTACCAAATTGCTGGCGAATAGATTCGACGCAGCAACCCGGTTTTTGATACTCGCCACCGGGGCGATTTCCAACAATTGCTCGCGGCGCTCATTAAGCAATAGCTCAATCATGGTGTTCATTTCTTCATTCATTCTTATCGAGAGCATCCATATGGTTGCTTCATTCGGAGTCATTTCGGCACCTTTCGCATTGTCCATTTCTTACCGTCAAGTCAATGGCATTACACTTGAGACAAGTGTAGGAATCATTGATGCGCTTGATTTGCTGATTCCGAACATCGGAATTCACAGAGTTTCGATTCGACAACTTAGCCATTTCTCTTTTCCCTTTTCACTTACAGAACGAATGAGAGTTCCTTTTTTCTTTTCTAATCGAATCGCATAACTCCCGCGCGTCAGTCGTGTCAGTAGTGGGGCGCGTCCAGCTGCCCGTAGGGGAGCCTACACCCGCCAGCGCCCACAAGCTACCCTGACCCCGGAGCAGCTGGAACAGCTGGCCCCCATGGGCGGTCAGGGGACGGGCAAACGGAAGGGCTCCCCGGTGAAGGGGAGCCCTAGGACGGCCTACGTCGGCGCTGGCGCCCCACCGGGGCGCTTAGGTGGCGGCCACCTTCACTTTGGGAACCTTGGACGCCACGTAGACTTTCTTATGAGTGACCTGTATCACCAGCGTGTCGCCGTCAACGGTGCCAGCTACTACCACGTCACCTGTCTGAGCTAACTTCGTGTTTCGCACCGTGAACCCGGCCCGCGAGAATGCGGCCTTGGCCGATGCCGAAACTGCCGCGTTCAAGTGAGTAGCGGCGTCGTAGCAATCGATGGCCGCGAACGGTATGTGCCATCCACGGTCAATCGACGTTGCGAGCCGTGCATGGTCAGGCATGTCCATGAACCATTCGTAGAGTTCATCGACTATCGCCGGGATTGGCGGGGTAGCGGACTTCCCCGCGCTCCCCTTTTCGATTTGCGTGACAAGTTCTGTCCTCACTGTGATAACTCCCGCATGGCCGCATCCATATCGATGCCGCGCCTTGCACAAACAAACTTACAGTAAGGGAATCTCAGGTGTCAATCACCAATCTTTGCCTGTGCCAAATCTCAGGTTGACTGGCCGTAGGCGATTGCCTGGCCTTGGGCGGGGGTGGGGCATCATTACGCCTTTGTAGGAATAGTGTTGAGTATAGGAACGGCATTCCTTTGTCAGTGTACTGCTACCGTCATGGACGGTCTGCTATCGCAATGCGATTAGCCGTAGTGAACCTGATACTTATATAACAATCGTCGGGAGTGCATGGAAAAGAATAGTACACCATTGCATACTGTTGCAGTTGCAATACTTTGCAATTAGATACTTGGAATACTGCTAGGAATACATAGAATAATAATTATTCCACTCTCTAATGCCCGGTAGGGGATTGGCTATTAGCCCTTGGTTTTGGCGGAGAGAGTACTCTAGCATACATCTTATGATTCTAGCATACATCTTATGATTCTTTTGTGTACCTTTGATCATTGTTATCATAGTACCACTATCTTAATTTTATATATATAAATTAATAGATAGTAGATTTAGAAGAAGAAGATTTATATAAAAGAGAATATAGAATAGGAGCCCTGGAGGGCTCCCTGTTGTCTGTACGGCCGATGGTACCTTTATAGTTTAACATAGAGATCAGGGCTTCACAGTAACAGGCTTAGAAATTCAGGATAAATTCAGGTTGGCACAAGCTAGCCCTAAACAACAGGGCTCCTAACCGCCCATCAGGGCGGTATCTCGCGCCCGCAGGCGCTATTACAGTCGCAATCTGCAACTGTGCCAGCGTAATAGGAACGCAACATGTAAGGGGTTGCTTGGAGTCTTGACTAGTGTTACCGTGGGAAACATGAAGACTATGGGGGAATAGATGAAAGTAAATTCAACGATTGTTGGCATATATGGCTCTGAGAGTTATGAAGATCTTGTAGCAGTAAACGAAGTAATCACTCATTGCCTGAGTGATGATTATGTTATAGTTTCCGAAGGCCACCCCGGGCCAGAGAGGTATGCTGGGTTATTGTTAAAGGCACGTTGGGCGGAAGACCGCGTTTGCAGCGGTGGACATTTGGTTGCATATCCAGATCAATGGATGGATATAATTAATATAATCTTCTGGAATTACACCGATGATAACATCAGAACCTTTATAAAGAATTCTCAATATCGGGGAGACTTTGGTTACGTCATTGCAGATGATATGTGTACCAATTTCCCACGTGTTCAAAGAATTGAAGATGTTGACGTGGATAAATTCTATGACTAAGTTAACAGAAAAAGAAAAAGGATGGATTCGCAAACATGCAGAGAACGGTTATTCTTCTTCTCCTGATGTAATCATTCAGTTGCTCGATGAGTTACAGGAAGCGCAAGAAGAGTTAGGGCAACAAAAATTACTACAGGATACAAAAACACGTGGTTGATAAACAAGACATAGGTGATATCGGGCGAGAGGTTCAGATAGCCTTGTTTAAAGTAGTACCAGCACTGTTTGAACCAAAAGCTGAGAACCAATGGGTTCTCTATAAACTTATGGAGAAGCCATCATGGAAGGCCATCATTGACGAGGGGTGGATAAACTCTCAACCGGGAATTGATTCTCAGGAATGGGATATTGCCCGTCCCTGGTTTTTGTTCTATAACTAGTAGAATCACAATTCTACGTGGTATACTTAAGCTAATATAGCTGGGTGTATTTCAGCCTGGAAGAAGACTCGCTTTGGGAGCGAGTAGTCGTTGGTTCAAATCCAACCACCCAGAAAATCAAATTAACTTAAGGAGTACAGATTATGGTGAGTGAATTTAATGGAGCGGCTGCGCTCTTTAAGGCTCAGGGACTTGACAATACAATTGAGATTGCAGACTCGAATGGCGTAGTTCATAAGATTAGAGCGAACTCTACAACTGGCGTACTGGAGTTCTACAAGGCTAACGATATTATCCAGTCTGTGGGCAGCCTTGGCAGACAGGATCTCTCTGGCATTAATATCGACGCTGCTAACACAGACGGCGGCATCTTTAAGGCCGGTACGTCTGCGGCAAGAGTTATCGAAGATACTGCTAACATGAAGTTCATGTCTTTCTACTTCGACAACGGCGCGGTATCCGGCGACAGCAGGGGCATCTATTTACGGCAGTACATTACCGGCGCTGGTGGCGGTGGGGATGCTGCAAGATTCTATGAGACTGTTGAGAATGTCGCTGCCGCTACAGTGAGAGGGGCTCATATCTCCCTCGATTGGGGTGCATCGGGCAGTTGTACAGGTTTGGGTGTCGCGCTTGAATGTACATTACATATACGATCTACAGCAGGTGCCGCTGGCACCATTGCTCCGCTCAAGGTTGCCGTTAACAGCGATGCATCAACATCCGATCCTGTCGGTGCTTCACTGAGCATGATTCAGGTTGTGAACCAGGGTGACGGAACCGGGGGGCTTGATGTTGATACAGATGCCGCTTTGTTTGCCTTTTCCGGTTTTGCATCAGCATCCGGGACAGCAAATATGGTTTCTTCGACAAGTCTTGCAGAACTTCCGGCGTCTTCGATTGGTTTCCGCGTTACTTTTGGCGGGGCCGTGTATTACATCCCGGCAGTCATTTCCACACAGTGGAACTAAACCTTACCTTAAGGAGTAGTAATTGGAACTAACAGTAGCAGATCGCCTTATGTTGATTAATCTCCTGCCAACCGCAGGAGATATAACCACCCTTAGAATAGTAAGGGATCTACAGACTGAGTTGAGTTTCTCGGAAGAGGAACATGCAGTTCTTAAACTTAAGCAGGATGGCGACAGGATTCAATGGGACAATTCCGCCGAGACTTTAAAAGACGTGGCCGTTGGCCCAAGGGGACATCTTCTGATAGCCGAAAGACTACAGGAAATAAGCGACAAGAAGGAGCTAACACTTACCCAGGTGGCCCTCTTTGAGAAGTTCGAAGCCTCGGCATAGGCTCCAAAGGTAAAGATTCCGCAGAGGGGGCCGAAAGGCCCCCTCTTGCTCTTGCTTGAAGTCTCTGGGCGTGGCAGTATAGGAGTTGGGTCGAGCTTAGTAGGGGCGTTTGGGAGCGTCGCTAGAATAACTCCAGCGCATCTCGGAGGGGCGGGAAAGTGACCGCGCTTGTCTCATACGCAAGATAAATGATGGAGCGTTACCATCCTTCGATACCAATATCCTGCCTTCGTAGCTCAATTGGAAGAGCAAATCTCTTGTAAAGATTAGGTTGTAAGTTCAAGTCTTACCGGGGGCTCCACTTTTAATAAACATAGGAGAAAGAGATGTCGGGGTTGCAGATATTAATGTAGACATTGATGAAGTTCTGCTCTGCATTAAGAATTACATCTTAGCTGAACAATAGGAGTATCGTTCAACGGAAGGGCCTTCGTCTTATATACGAATGATGTAGGTTCGACTCCTACTGCTCCTACCAAACGCGACGATTAGCTCAGTGAAAGAGCGCTCCAGTGCGAGAGATGACAGGGGTTTGATTCCCCTATCGCCGCCCATTCCCCGTTCGTCTAACGGAAGGACATTAGATTTTGGCTCTAAGAATCGGGGTTCGAATCCTCGATGGGGAACCAATGATATTATCACGGCCCGTTAGCTCAGTTGGATAGAGCGAATCACTTCTAACGATTAGGTCGGGAGTTCGAGTCTCTCACGGGCTGCCAAAGAAAGAAATAGAATGAAAGATAAAGATGAATATTACTTCGGAGTTGCTGAGGCAATCAGTAAAGGATCTACATGTCCTCGCTTGCAAGTCGGGTGTGTTCTCGTGTCCCAGGACAGAATCAAATCAACTGGCTATAATGGAGCGATTGCTGGTAAGCCGCATTGTGAAGATGTTGGATGTTTTATTGTCAGAGATCATTGTGTTCGAGCAATACATGCAGAAAGAAATGTCTTAGACTACGCAGCCTGGGACATCCATATTGGTGATGTTCTTTATTGTACGCATAAGCCATGCGACTCATGTGCTGCCAGTATTCCAGAGATTCTTACTGTAAAGTATAAGAATGAATATCCTATTAGGGCACTTAATGCTTCCAGTGAAAATCTGGAAGATTCCAACAGGGATCGTGATGTAACGGCTAGCCTGTCTGCCTTTCCCTCTGATCCCTCCAACTGTTTACATATGAGCCTGGCAAACTATGTGGATATTCAAAATCGTATATTTATTTCGTGCATTAATTGTAAAAGGGTAATTATGGAATTGCTAGCGTAGGCCAACGGCAGAGTCAACAGACTTAAAATCTGTATAGTGAGAGTTCGAGTCTCTCCGCTAGCACCATATAATGGAACTGTAGACCAACGGTAGAGTCATGCGCTTTAGAAGCGTATCAGTGAAAGTTCGAATCTTTCCAGTTCCACAAGTCAGACTCGTAAGCCAACGGCAGAGCAATCCGATTCAAAGTCGGATGGATTTGGGTTCGAATCCCAACGAGTCTACCAACTATAAAAAGGAATAACCAATTGCTTGACAGTACTTACAGAGAAGTATTCACGGAGCGACCGGCTCCCCTAAATTTGCCTCTTGTGTGTTACATCTCATATAATGCGTAGAAAGAAGTGTTATATTTGTAACATAGAAGACGCCATACTTCCTGATGTAAAGATGGAAGGATTCTGGGGGAATAATCGAACGGCAGATCATAGAATAAACAGGGTGTGTCTTAGATGCCACTACGCTAGAATCGCTGATGATGTGTATGAAACGCTTCTATGCTTTCATGGAACAGAAACAGGCTTATGCCGTATTTGCCATCCAGATACATTATAGCAATTAGATTGCTATTGTCAGTCGAAATTTCAATATCGACAGGTGATAAAATAGATGATTACCATGTTGCAAACGCAAGGTTGTAACTTGCAATATCTTAGATGGAGTTGTAAATGACCTTAACTGAAAATGGCAGACTTGTAATGGAGAGAAGAATTTCTCCAAGGGATGCAGATGGCAATCCCACAGAGACACCAGAAGAAACATTTGAAAGAGTTGCCAGCGCGGTTGCCGCTGGCGATCTTATGTTCGGAAGCACACCGGAGCAGTTAAAGAAAATACATGATAAGTTTTACAGACTGTTATCCAGCCTGGACTTTCTTCCTAATTCCCCAACGTTAGTAAATGCAGGTAGAGAGATTGGGCAGCTATCAGCCTGTTTTGTTATCCCGGTTGAAGATTCAATGGAGGATATTTTTAATGCTGTCAAGAACGCTGCGCTTATACATAAAACCGGGGGAGGCACCGGCTTTTCATTCTCCAAACTACGAGCAGAAGGTAGCAGAGTTGATAAGACAAACGGAATCGCAAGCGGGCCTGTGTCCTTTATGCAGGTATTCGATAAGGCAACTGAGGTTATCAAGCAAGGGGGGGTTAGACGTGGAGCTAACATGGGAATCTTGCGAATCGACCACCCCGATATCAGATCATTCATTCGAGTTAAAGACGATCTAAAGACCCTTACAAACTTTAATATCTCTGTTGCTGTTACTGACGCATTTATGGATGCTCTCGATAAGAATGCTAGATATAATCTTATTGATCCTAAGACGCAAGAAGCGACGGGATCTCTTAATGCAAATGAAGTCTGGCAAGAGATTATTCAATCTGCATGGAAAACCGGTGATCCGGGACTTGTCTTCATTGACAGGATTAATGCAAGTAGGGCGAACCCGGTACCATCGCTTGGCCCGATTGAAGCTACAAATCCCTGTGGCGAGCAGCCACTGTATCCATATGATTCCTGTAATCTTGGAAGTATCAACTTGTCTAACTTTGTTGAAGAACAAAACGGACGGCCAGTACTTGACGGCGGCAGGCTGATGGAGACAGTAGAAGATGCTGTGCATTTTCTTGATAATGTGATTGAAATAAATAAGTATCCATTACCAGAGATTGACAAAGTTTCTAAGGCAATCAGGCGAATTGGCCTTGGGGTTATGGGGTTCGCAGATATGCTTATCAAGCTTAAGATAAGATATGGGAGTAACGATTCTCTTGAAGTGGCAGAGAATATTGCTAAGATAATTGCAAATACTGCCGACCAGAAATCTACCCAACTTGCATTTGCAAGAGGGGCATTCCCACTATATCCGGTATCTATTTACAAGGATACTCCAATAAGAAACTCAACAAGAACAACCATAGCCCCCACTGGAACCATCTCTATTATCGCTGGGTGTTCTTCTGGTATTGAGCCTGTGTATGCATTTAACTTGATAAGAAGTCATTATCTTGATAAAGATGATCCTTCCAAGCGCCATGAAATGGAAGAATGGCATCCGTTATATGAAGCATGGCGCCTTGCTCATCCAAATCTCCCCCGCCCAGACTATCTTGTTGAAGCAAAGGACATCTCTGTTTCGGAACATGTTGCGATGCAGGCTGCGTGGCAGCGACAGGTTGATAACTGTGTGTCTAAGACGATCAATCTTCCTAACAGTGCAGATTATGAATTAGTTGATTTGGCTTACAGAGAAGCCTGGGGGATGGGATGTAATGGAATCACCATCTATAGAGATGGTTGTAGGGATAATCAAGTATTAAGAGAGGAACCAAAAGATGAACAGTCTACCATATCACATAAAAGCCACAACGAAGAAGTGGTATTGCCAGACCAGCCTGAGCAAGAAGGAGTGGGCGAACCTACTCCCCTCGACACACTTACCAAAAACAGAAGAGTTTCCATTAGCGATACAAGACCTGGTATCATCCATAAATTCCGAATTGGAGATTTTAAGGCGTACATTATTGTTGGAATTTCAGATACTGGATCCCCGCGTGAAGTCTTTATCATTGGAAGTAAAATCGGAAGCACAACGAGGGGGTACCTTGACTCTATCGGTACCCTCATATCAACAGCCCTCCGCAACGGTATCCCTGTCGAGGCCGTTGTCCAGAAGCTTATCGGAACTAAATTCGAACCCTCTGGCTTCACTGGGGATGGAGCTATTCCCGTTGCGAGCAGCATTCTTGATTATGTTGGCTTATGGCTTAGGAGCAAATTTTCCCAACCAGACACTGATAAAGTATTTAAGACAGTGCATGGTGACTTATGCCCTGAATGTGACGCCGGACTTTACTACGGAGAGGGCTGTTTAACATGCGTGTCTTGCGGATACTCGAAGTGTGGCTAAAGAAAGGACTTATTTATGTCAAAGCGCCCAGCGTATAGATCTCCGAAAGACCTGTGTAGGGCATATGCCAACATGGCTGAATCTTTTTTGTCTAATCAACAGAGTATCTCTGGTTTACCGAAGAGGTTCAGTGGCTTTGCAACACCGTTATTTGGTGATTACATTATGGTCTGGCAATACAATAGCAATAAGTTGATTGGATGTACAATTCTTCATAAGAACAATGCCGTTAATCTTGCAAAGAAATTGTTGGATGCAGTAACTTCTTATGATTACCTACTTGCATCACAACAAGTTACTGCTAAGCTAGAGGAATCTGCCGATGACGAATCTATCGAACCAGGGTAGTTCTCTATCACCGGCAAACGCAGAGGCAGAGCGTCACATAATCGGGGCGCTCGTTCTGTCTCCAGATGAAATATCATTAGCAATGACTAAAATAAACAGGGAGGATTTCTATTACAAGCCTTACAGTTATATCTTTGATGCACTCTGTCAATTATCGGTTGACGGAAAACCAATTACACCAGATACAATTGCAAATGTACTCTCGGGAAAGCGCCAGGTTGCGAGCACGGAATCGCTGCTCGAAATGGTGGGAGGCGCTGGAGGAATCATTGATACGCTTACCGGCGTCAGCGCTGGAGAACTTGACTTCTGGATTGCGGAAGTAAAATCTAAGTCATCTTCTAGAGATCTTCTCAGATTACTTGATTCATCTCGTATTGAACTCCTGAAAGGCGATATCGACGTTGACAACCTGAGATCTAAGATAGAAGAACGGCTTATAGCATCCACCGGCACTAAATCGTCCAGTGTATCTATGGAAGTAGCATGTGATGAATTAACAGAAAGGCTGAACAAGTATTTTGACAACCCGGATTCAATTCCTGGACTCACTACCGGGTGGCCTAAATTTGATAAAACGATCGATGGATTCCAAGCTGGAAATGTGTCCATTGTGTATGCGCCGTCTTCCCGCTACAAGTCTCTATTTGTTGCTAACCTTGGAATGTTATTTGCTAAACAAGGGGTGCCCGGTTTGTGGTTCACTACTGAGATGCCGCGTGTACAGGTTATGGAACGGCTACTTCAAATTGAATCACAGCTTAATATCAAATGGCTGAGGCGGGACAAGAAGCTTTTTGAATATCGAGAAGATCTTTTGGTTGCTAAGCGCAGAATCGTACAATATCCGATCTACTTTTGCGATACGTCACACCTTGATGTCGCAGACCTTCGAGCCGAGGTTAATCGTCACAAAAGGTGGCACAATATTGATTACATTATCATTGATCTTGTAGATCACGTTTCATCCAGCAGCTTCAAAGATGAGATGGTCAATAATCAGCGTGTGGTTATGAGTTCAATGAAGGCTATCGCAAAAGACTTCGATATTCATGTAGTCCTCGTCTCGCACACGGCCAAAGATCGAGGCGCTCCAGCGCAAGCCGACCTGAATGTTGAAGAGATGATTGGCTCAGCATCTAAATTTCAGGATGTTGATTGTGCCATTTCGGTTATGCCAGTGAAATTCAACATGGATGGCAGGCTTGTCGGCCTGGAGAGAGATGAAATCCTTAACAGAATTTCAGATACTGGAACTTTGCAGATGCTTATATCTGTAACCAAGAATAGGCACGGAGAGCTGATACGATATGCAATGAAGTTGGACTGGAATAGGGGTGGTATATTTGAACCAATAGTTGAACAAAGACTATTTGCTTGAAGATAATTTCCATGTAATAATAAATACATGGAATATCCACCATGTTTTGATTCAGAGGAACAGTTTGAGTTATATGTAGATCTTCTCAGGGATACGGAGGAGGACGAAAAGAATTTCTGCCTGGATTGTAATCCAGATTATAGACATGCAATGATTAGCCTTGGGCGGTGTATCCGCCCCAAGGCTATTTTTGTGTGCGAAGCAAACGAGGATGACGACCAAGAGGAATCTTGGAAAGGGCGACCTCGTTAAACACGGTATGGTATCATATATATATGAAATTTAATACTAAGGGATATTGGTATGGCTATTAAGTCATTCTATTCACAGAAAGAACAGGATGCTATTATAGTTTTCCTTGGGAAGTCTGGACAGAATTATGAGCGGTATTATGAGTTTGTGGAAGCGAATGGTTGGCGGCATTGGTCTAAGTTCTACTTCAACAAGTGGTATACTCGACATAGTGATAAGATAAAAATCGCCCGTGCAATTCAAAGAGAATCTATTCAAAAGATCTCTACCTTCGACCGCCCGGCAAGGATAGACGAACTAGAGAGAACCATAGATCAGATTAAACTTTATCTACGATCTAGTGGAATTAAAGAACATGTGTGTAAAGAGTGTAATGAATTACATAATCCACTTAAGCCTGAATTATTTTTGAGAATGATTGCACAGAAGTCTAAGCTATTAGAACAAATCGCAAAAGAGAAGAATGAATGGATGAAAGAGGCCAAAGTAGATGAACCTGATCTGGGACGATCAATTAGGGATTACGCTTTCAGATCAATTACCGAGAACCAAGAGAAAGAAGACCATACTTGATAAATCAGTCTGGGATAAAATCAAAGAAAACTTTGGAGACCGGTGCGCTTACTGTCTTTGGTTTGGAGCACGGCTTACAAGAGACCATATTCAGCCACTGGCGAAGGGCGGGGTATCCTCTCCAGATAACATTGTCCCGGCATGTCCCGATTGCAATCAGCGGAAAGCTAACAGAAGCTTATTGGAAATTATAAAGGAAATTACTTAGATGGTACATAGAATCAAAGATTCTATTACACAGTGGAATTCAGAAAGGATTCAACATGGATCGATTACCCTACCAGGCCTGTCTTCCATATTATGATGCGCTCGGATTAGAATTCAAGAATAATAATCCTGCACAGTATGAAGTTCTTATTGGAGATGATAGATTTCCATGCATCATAGGTGGTGAGCGTGGAGGTAAGGCGCTGGATATAAATACGATCATCCCCACAACGAATGGGATGAAATTTATGAAAGACATAATAGCTGGTGATTATGTCTTCGGGGATGATGGGCTTCCGGCAATGGTTGTTGCAACATCCGGGATACAGGATAATCGTCCGTGCTCTAAAATAATCTTTGATGATGGATCAGAAATTATAGCAGATGATGAACACGAATGGGCAACACAAACTTCTAATGAAAGAAAGAATTCTAGAAGAATAAAGATAAATAAAAAAGAACAACGAATTGTGCAGTCGCCACTAGTTAGTGATAGAAAGTTTGGAATTAGAACTACTTCTGAAATTTCTAATTCTCTTATTATAACAGGACAAAATAGATCTGATTATGCAAATCATACAATAGTCAATTCTATGCCTGTTCAATATGCGAAACAGAAACTAGAAATCGAGCCATATACATTAGGCATATGGCTAGGAGACGGGCACAGCGGCGGAGCGTATTTTACAACAAATGATATAGAAGTAGTAGAAAACATATCTAAAATTTATCCTGTTAAAAAAGTAAAATCAATATATACCTGGAAGTTTGGTGAAAAAGGAGAAATAATAAAACTTCTTAGATCACTAAACATATTCAAAAATAAACACATTCCCACAAAGTATTTAGAATCTTCTATTGAAGATCGTATTAGCCTGCTCCATGGATTAATGGATTCTGATGGATATATAGATTCAAGAGGTCAGTGTTATTTTGATAATACTAACAAAAATATAATAGATGGAATAAGAAAACTATTATCGAGTTTAGGGATAAAATCCTATGTTACAGAATCAATTGCCAAATTATATGGAAAAAACTGTGGAAAAACATGGACTGTTTTTTTTGTTACAGATTTTCATGTTAGTAGAATTAAAAGAAAATATGAAAGACAAAAATTATCAGTTGGCAAAAATGCAAAACAAAGATCAATCATATCAATTGAAAAAGTAAAGTCTGTTCCAGTTAAATGTATTGAAGTAGATAATAAGTCCCATTTATATCTTGCGGGGGAAACATACATTCCCACCCATAATTCATTCGTTGCAGCGGCGATACTACTGCCACATTTGCTTTTACTTCCATTAATAAGAAAAGACAGATTCTTTAATGAGAATGGTAAACCTAAGTTCAACTACCTTGACAAAACAGTCAGGCCGTTGCAGCCAGACTTTGTAATCTTTGGCCCTAACTATCGCGAGCCACGAATCGAATTTGAGATGGTTGAGACATGGCTCCGTGAGCTAGGCATGATAGCACGCCTCAGTAAGCCCACAGAGGGGGCGTGGCGGCTCGTGACGAAGGACGGGGTTGTATTGCAGACATGGAGCACTGATGACCCTATGGGTATCCGTGGACTCGACCTGGAGGGGGCTATCGCTGCCGAGTGTGGCAATATGGAATACGAGTCCATCCTGAGAATCCAGGGTAGAATTTCATCTAAGCGTGGGTTTCTTATCTATGAAGGAACAATGGAGAATTCTAAAAGATGGTTCGTCAAATTCTCTATCGAAGGCCGCAGGCAGAATAAGTACAGGATTAAGACTTACTCTATTCCTACATGGTGCAATCTCCATGAGTTTCCAGGAGGCGAGAACGATCCTGAGATACTAAGATTAAAGCAATTATATCCAGAAGACACATGGGCTATGCGTATTGCGGCAGAGCCAATCCCCCCGCGCGAGCGCGTGATTAACGAGATACACGAAACACATATTAGAAAAGTTAAGTTCCCAAGAGATGATAATGGAAAGATATCTTGCAACATAGAACTCTGGATTGATCCTGGATATAATCCATCTGCATATGCTGTGTTATGGGTTGCATGGTGGAACACTGATAAAGGAAAGATCTTCTACGTCTTCGACGAATTCTACGAGCAGAAAATGCAAACAGAAGATGTGATTCAGAGATGTATACGGCATAAGTTTTATAAGTTCATTAAGCAAGACGGAATTGTAATAGATGTTTCAGCTAAACGTCACGCCGACGGGAATGAGCCCGCCGTTGAGATATACAGAAAAAGAATGCACAAAGAACCATATACAAAGTACTGGCATGAGAATGCATTGATTGAAAGAATACGATCATCTGCTCGTTCCAATCAGATATTTATACATCCTAATTGTTCTGGATTAATAGCAGAACTAGGATTAGGCGAAGAAGTATTTGACAATATGCATCCTTGGAGATTTCCAATAGGGCGAGATGGTATAATTGTTAGCGATAAGCCAGAAGATAAGTGGAACCACTCATGTAAGGCTTTGGGGTACGGACTTCTAAAACATTTAGGACTTGTTGAAAGACTTGGTGAACGTCCACCGATTCGGAACAGGTTGAAGAAGGTTCATAATATTTTCGATAAAAGGCATCGGTAATTCTTAATGCTTCCTCCAGAGGACACTGAAAGTTGTAGATTGCTTATAACCCGGATGGAGGGTTATTACGGTACAATGATGGAATCCTTCGAAGAAGATAATAACTTTTACGAAGGAACCCTGGAGGACGTGCTTACGCTTCCAGAAGGATTTGCTGTTACCATTCCGCCAACTGGAAGAGCCATCGTAGACGAGGTTGTAGACAACATTGAGCCATACGACCTTTTGGTGAATTACTCGCCAAGAGGATTTAGTGTTACTGCTCAGGAGAACGCTGACTCGGTACGCCGCTTCATTAAGAATATGTGGGGATCGTGGCGACAGTCAAATAATGACATTGACATTCTCAGAGACTTTATTAAGAATCTTGTTAAGAATGGCAAGGCGTGCTTTAAGCTTGTGCCAGACTGGACACTCTGGCCTCAGCTTACAGATGATGTTATAGCGGGGCTGGAGATCTCCGGTGGCAAAGGAGCGGTAGCAGAACGCGCGAAGCTTATTCAAGAGGTTAGAAATAATAACTTTCCCGTAACAGCAAGAAGTCTTGATCCTATGCACATCATGGAAGATCCATCTATGGATGGACGTAAGCTATGGGTAATTGAAACATATCCAACCGATATCACCGAAATAGAAAACAGGTACGCGGAATGGGTAGAGGAGATTCGTAGTTCGCATTTCGCAGGCAACTATGTTATCCGGGAAGTCTGGACTGCAACCTGGATTGATTGGGATGGCAAGCTAAGAGAAGGTTGGCATTGGATCTTCATTAATAATGTTTGTGTCAATGGAGAGACTGATGACTTTGGTGAGCATTTAGGCGAGCCAAATATCTATCACGAGATTCCATTTGTTATTAAACACTCCGGCCTCGGGCGCGAGAGCTATGATGGCGAGCCGGAACTAAAAGCCACTGGCTTTTATTCTCTGCAAGTTAAATCAATGCTTCGTGCTGAGATTCGGAGAGTGTCACAGTTCGATGCACTTATGTCTCAGTTGGCATTTCCTATTGTTCTTATCCCAGAATCTGTAGGAGATCTTGATTTAGACTTTAGCCCTGGTGCCATCAATCCAGTTCCAGATGAAGTTCTTGAACACAAGGACAGCCTGTTCCTACAGGCGAGACTCCCCGCACCAGAGTATTTGCAGTCTATTAACATGATTCAGAACCAGATCGAACGTGGCACTACACAACGCGCCGTTCGTGGCGCAGGGGTGCCTGGCACAGACTCTGCTGCTCAGTTGCAGATGATTACATCGCAAGCGAAACTGAGACTTGAGCCAATTAAGCGTGCGGCGGAAGAAGCAGTTGATTCTGTTAATGGATTAGTTCTTAGATACATTGATACAATATTTAAGGAACCAGTTAGCGTCTTCGGGTTAGAAACCGCAGGAGCAGATAAGTATACCCTTAAGCCATCGCAAATTAAAGGTAAGTATAGAACCAAGACATCGTTCATGCCTAACGAAGAACAGGTAAAAGAACGGAAACTTGCTCTCGTTACAGATGCGATTTCAAAGGCTGGCATGAATCCGTTTGATGCGTATACACAAGCAGGGTTCGAGAATCCAATGGAAATCATTGCAAGAAATCTTGCGTATGAGATTATGCAAGAACCTACAATTAAGCGTGCGCTTGCAAAACAAGCTGCTATGGATTGGGGCCTTGACGTTCGTCAACTTGAAGCGGAGGAAATGAAAGAACAATTAGAACTTCAATCAGTTGTTCAACAGTGGCAGCAAATGATGAGTGGACAAATGATTCAACCTGGACAATCACAACAACAATCACCTGATCAATCATCAGGATTTGGCGGCGCGGGCGGTGGCGGGGGGAACGGCGCACCCCAGACTGAGCAAGCGCCGCAAGCCGTAGGCGCGCCCGTGGGGGGGCCAGCACAGGCCCCGCCGGGGCTAGGAGCGGGTGATGTCGGATAGAAGACAAGGTACACTTCTAAACCAGGTTAATGAACATGTAAAGAATTTTATGAGTGAAACCAGTAAAACTTTATCTGGTATGCAGTCATCTAAAATCGGAACTGTTAATCGTAGTGATTCAGAACAACTAGCTTTGTGGGATAAGTTAAAAACTATGGAACCACAACAGCGCCAGAGTATAATGTTAATGCTAGCCTCTCGTGCAAAACATCAGGGTACCCAAATGGACGCCTGTGAGTTTTGCAAATTTATTGCTAAGCATTCAGGTAAATAAATAATGCCAGATCCAAGCCCAGCAACGATTGCGGCATTGCGAAAAGCGCAGCAGCAAACAAACGCGTCTCCACGAGATTATCCTTCCAACGACGAGCCGCCGGTGCTTCCATCCGACCCCCCAGATGGTGGTGGTGGGTATGCCCCACATCCAGATTATGCTGCTCAACAAAAGTTGGCAGAAGATCAATTTACTTATGGCAAAGAAACTGATAAGTGGACTCAGGATTTTAATACTAATAAGCAGAACTGGCAACAGGCTGTTGACGATAGAGATCAAGCTCTGGCCGTTGGCAATCAACAACTAGCTGCACAAAAGCAAGCAGACGCGAACTATTGGGAGGGGAAGACTCTCGAAGTTCAACAGGCCATGAATAACAATGACAATGCTACCAATCTACAAAGAGAGGGTATTGCCGCCAGCGCATCTATGTATGGCCATCAGGTAGACGCCGCTGCACAGATACAGGCAGCGGGTATTGCTGCTGATGCAGCAAGGCAGGCATCCAGAGACAGGTTACAAGCCGATCTCGCCGGGGCGTTTAACGATCAACAGCGTAATGAGATCGTGGCAAGGTTCAATCAAGAACAAGCCGCTATCGCTAAAATGGAAGATGAAACCAAGCGACAGATTGAGGCTCGCAATGCTCAGGTCGCTGGCTATAACGCCGAGACGAATCGTGCTGACGTTATGGGTAATCTTGCCCTTAAAAACAATCAATTCATAGCAGAACAAGCGCAAAACCCCAGAGATTTATTCAGCCTCTACTTTACGCAGCGTGGCCTCACCCCAGATTGGGAAGCCTTACAGGCAGGTAATCCACAACAGGGAGATGCCTTAACTGTTAAGAATCCAATGAATGCCTTTACCCCAGGATTAGCACTTCCAAGCTTTAGTTCTGCCGCTGGCGATGCATTTGGAAATGTAGGATCGGCAACTGGAAGTGTTAATGTTAAAAACAATCCCTTTGTAACAATGGGCATGGGAACCCCTCCGCCTGCATCTTCTTCTGGCGGAGGATTTGTAGCTCCGCCCGCGCCATCATTAAACACAACCTATAATCCTCAGAGTGTTGATATGGGTACAGGCCCAGCTCAGTTAGACGCCCCGAAGCAATATATTGACATTAACCCCGCAGGCAGACAGGGCGGAATCCCGCGCTCGGGATTGCAGCCAGGTCTGAATCTTTCTACTGTTGGTTCCGACATTAAGGGAAGCGACATTGACATGGGACAAGCGTATTATGATGTTGGCAAAACAAAGCCAATCGGGGCCGATGATGTAATAACAAAAGGAACACAGGTCTATCTTGATTATCCTGCTCGTGCAGCCAGCGGTACAGGAGATGGCTTCTCTACTGCTCGGCAATTCTTAACTGGTGATTCTATGAATAAAAATCCATTTGCTGGCGGTGCTCGACCTGAGCTAATTGAGAATCCTACAAGAGCACCCATTCGTGTACAAAATACTAACCAAACAAGAAACACTATGGCTAATGCTGATTATCCAGGCGGGAACCGCGCGTCGGGGGTGCAATTTTCTCCGGGGCGGATGGCAACAGAGCCAACTCCAAATTCGATGACGCCAGAAATAGCTTCTATTCCGGGAACCATGTCTACCGAGCCAACTCCAACAGGGACTCACCCTATGAATAATCAGGGAGAGTGGAACTGGCGCGACAGGCCCGCGCCCGCGCAACGCCCGCATCCGTTCGCGGCACTACTGCAACAGTATCCTCAATTTGCACAGTTCTCTGGCCAACAACAGACACAGCCTGTACAACAGCAGCAACAGCTACCTTTTGATACGAGCATGTTGAGTCAATACCTGCCAATGCAATACGCAGGCGCAAACCTAAACCAGGTTATGCGCGGGCGCAATGGCTGGAATCCAATGACAAAGACATCATCTGCCGAGCCAGACTGGATGAATATGTTTCAAAGATTTGCATTAGGAACAGATGTATCTGGTGACTATGCAAATGCTGGACTTGGTTCTTTATACCAACAGTCAAGCGGAAACTCTTATATGAACGGTTGGGGAAACGTTCCAGATAAACTTAGAATGCTTGCAGATTATGGCGCCCCCGTGCCCCCAGGGGTTGGCTATGCCTCTACTGGCCGCGTAGCGCCTACTCTTAATCTTGCATCTGCGTTTGCTCAACGTGGGGGCGGATCACTGCCTAGTATGCAAGCATTATCCAGAATGACTCCTGGAGAAATGCAGAACTACAGGGGATACTCAGAAGGGGTCGTTGGAGTTCCATGGGCAGATACATTAGACTTCTTAGGTAAGCCAACTCAGCATCTCCAATCGGCGCAACGCTCCGCTGGCGGAATCTAATGCCGATTAAAAAGACTGCTGGCGGTTTTAAGTGGGGAAGCAAGGGCAAAGTGTACAAATCACGAAAAGGTGCATCGCGCCAGGCGGCAGCAGCATATGCTAATGGTTATCGTGGAAATAAAAGGGGGAAGAAATAATGCCTGCGAAGAGAATGCCAATGAAGATCGCATATAAGAAATGTCCTAAGTGCGGAGACAAGATGCCAATGAGCGCAAAGACATGCCCAGACTGTGGACATAAGTTTAAGTAGTTTATAATTGATTCATGTTAATAGATGAAATTGCTTCTGGTCTAAAAAGATCGTCTGGCTTGTCGCGCAGTGGCTTGTTCTTCAAGCCGCGTAGCGGCTTTGATCCTATTAACAGCATGTTCGATAATTCAAATCAGGATCAACCACAGATTGATGATGATCTTTTATCAAAGTTGCGAACGGCAATGCAACAACAGAATGCATCTCCGCAAGACGTATATACTCCTCCGCAACAAGTTCCACAATACTTAACCCAGGCAGAGAAGCTGGCGAATATGGATGCCCAGACTGCCAATCTCCAACAACGAACGCACGGATACCAAGGCGAGGGGCCAAGGACGCCAGATAGATCCACCCTGGATTTTGCTACACGTGGGCCGCGCCTTGATTATACTCACGATGAAACACTTTTTCCAACTCAATCACGCGAAAAAAGACTTCACTCCGAAATTCCAGATCCAACGGTGGCAGAGTTACTTGCTAATCCTCCAGAAAATGATGACGCAACTATATGGGATCTTCCAAAGGACATCCTCCGAGGATTCTCTTCTGGTGGGGAAGCTGTTAATCAAATAGGCGGACTTGCCACAGGTTTCAAAAAGAGAGATCTTGGAACCAGTGCACTTGATCAGGTAAGAAGAATCCCGAAGGTTGGCGATCTCGCTGCTGAAATACTTGATGTAGGATTGGCCCCGGCCACATTGCTAACTATTGGTGCTGGTGGTGGTGTAGGAGCAGGAATACGCGGAGCTACTGCTGCAACAAAGTTTAGCCTTGCTGGTAAAATTGCCGCAGGCGCGGTAGAGCCAATGACATCTGGCCCACTTCTTAATAGGCTGACAGTTGAGATTGCAACACAAGTTGCCGGGATAGAAGCCAGTAAATATGTCAGTGAGCAACTTCCAGAAGATATGAATCCCTATGGACGGGTAGGAATAACTCTTACTGCTGGCTTATTTGCTGGAGTTGGAACAGCACACGGGATATCAAGAGCGCCGAGCGCGGCTCGTAAAGCAGTAGAAAATCCTAAGAACTTTGTATTATCAACTCCTGTCCGCTCTGGCATTGGCTTCGCAGCGGGATACACACAAGCAAAGATAAACGGTCAGGATGATGAATCTGCTATTAGAGATGGGTTGGTCATGGCTGGTATTAGTGCATTAACAAAGAGTTTTGATAATAATCGTAATCGTGTTGTTGCTCGTATTCTGAAAGATACACATGGAGATGTGTTCACAACTACTGTTAAACAAATAGTAGAGAGTCCTAATTTCCCACAGAAGATACACTCAACTGATTTCTTTAAGATGCTTTCTGGTAAGACAAAGACCGAAGAGTTGCAATGGTCGGGGATTGATGACTTAGTATCCAGGCCAAGGATGCTTACAAAACAAGAGATATTAACTCATATTGCTGATCATAATCTTGACATGAAAGAAGTGCAATACGATACCACAGAGGCAAAATACCGTGCTTATGCAGTTCCATTAGATAATGAATTACCTGGATCATATAGAGCGTTTTTATTACAATTGCCAGAAAAACCATTTACACCTGAGATTAATTACTCAACTCAGAATTATATAGAATACGCAACGATTCAAAATTCTGATGGTAGTTATACTTGGTTAAAAAAATATCCTAATGAAAAGTGGGATACAGAGAATTCTACTGCACCTTCATATCATTCACCGGAAGAGTATATTCAATTCCGACAATCAAGAGGGGGCGGAAGTTTCAGACATCCTGATACCTTTACATCTAATCACTGGAGCGGAGAACCTAATGTTGTAGCACACATGAGGACATCTGATATTCCTAATCCAGACGGTGGCAAGACATTATTTGTCCATGAAATTCAATCTGACTGGCATCAAGAAGGAAGGCGAATGGGTTATGCTGGCGATACTTATCAAAAATTTATTGATGATGCCAGAAATCAAACAGATAGAAAAATAACACTAAAAGAAGAACTAAGAAGTAATCCATATCATGGAATGGAAATACCACAGATAGAAAGTAAGGCCGCTGGCGGGGATAAAGTAGCCATTGATTATCTACAAAAAGATAAAGAATTAACTCAAATTGAAGCGACACTTAAGAATTTGAAAGAGAAGAGTTCTACCGCCCTTGAAATATCGGGAGGGCGTAGGGAGTTTCGTCCGCCGCATGGCCCTTTTGAAAAAACATGGCATGATTTAGCAGTCAAGAGATTATTGAGATATGCCGCCGAGAATAACTACACAGAGATCATGCTTGCGCGTGGTGAGCAAATAGGCAAAGCCTCCATGCTTCCAAAGAAGTCATGGGGGTTTTATGATAAAACACTTCCAGATTCTTTTGAAAGAATTGGCAAGAAGCTAGGAGTTACAATTTCTCAGAAGGAGTCGGGCAGGGTTGTGAGATGGATTACTACTCCTGGAACAAGTTCAATGACTATCGAGAAGTTTAATACGATTCTTGAACAGGCTAGAATTTTAGCCACCACAGTTCCAAGTTCTGAACATGGTCGTATCTTTGAAATATTTTCAGCATTACTCAGAATTAAAGCAGAGATAGATCTGAGCAGCCGCCCACCACGGCATATCTCAGTAAACTATTTTAGCGATGAGATAAACCAAACCCCTGGGTTAGCTGAATATCTGGCAGAGCGGGTTGGCGGAACTGCTAAGTCTAAGCCAGTCTATAATCCAGTAGCGATCATTACGCCAAAGGCAAGAGATGTTATAACTGGCTCCCCGATTGCAATGTATTTCTCTGGCGGGGATACAGGCACTGCATGGCAGAATCTATGGCATGACGGCGCTCTGAGCGGTGTAGGAATGCTGTTAGGTGCCACACAGGGGGATACGTGGCAGGAGCGCGCCGAGAACGCAATCATCGGAGGAGTGGCTGCCCCTACGGCTTGGGGGAACATCATGCGTGGCGTTAGAACAATCAAAGGAACTGCCGTTCAACAACAGCCGAGAGGCGGTATGCTGGGTATGGTTGATCCAGAAGAACTTAGAACACTTAGACAACAGACAATGAGTGCAGATCCCTCTGTTGCCTCTGCTGCCGAAAAAAGGTTAGAAGAGATTGGTAATCAGCAGTCATTAGAGACTGTTAGTAGAAATCCCAAAATAGCAAGAACTATAAAACCTGATGAACTTAGTAATGAAGAATTGTTGCAACAGCTAGAGTCAGTTGCTGCGACTATGAATGACATAGAAGTTGCAAAGTTAATGATTGAAAAAAACGTTGATGCTTTGCATGATATGAACATATCTAATGCCCAAATGGTAAGAGTGAAAGCTTTAATTGATACTCTTCCCCCTGGCGAGCCAGACTTGATGGCTGGTGGTGGGAGATGGACAACTACATTAAAATTAAGTAATAAAATAGAAAATGAAATTCGTAGAAGAAAACTGTTTAATAGAATTGCAAAAAATACCTATAATGGTAAATACGGGTATCACCTCGACGGATCCATTGACGGCGAGCGGTTCAGTGTGCACGTAGGGTCAAGTGATCGTATTGATCCTTATATGTGGGCAAAAGACAACAATATGACGGAAGATGAATTTCGTCAATTGCAAACACAGGCACCAGAATCCAATGATATTTTGTTTTCAAAACCAGTTATTAATAAAGATATGGAAATAATTAAACTTGGGAATAATCGTGGTGATCTAAGCGATGAACAATTTGACAAATATGTAAAAGATGTTGATGCAAGACGTGCACAAGAAGGCAAATCTGTCACTGGTCAAGACTATTCTACGATGGCCTTTGCCCCCACAAAGGCTTCTCGTAACACTGGAGGTATCAGCGCAGGGCAAGTAGCTACAAATGCAGCTGTTGGTGGGATCGTTGGTTTTTCTACTGGCGATGGAGATTTAGAAGACAGAATAAAGCGGGCAGGCATCACTGCTGGCATGGCAACACTTCTTGGAAACTACGCGAGCATGGGAACAACAAATCCCATGAGAGCTATTGTAAAATCTCAAGTGCAAGTTATAGTAAGAAAGAACATTCTTAAATCAGTTGGCACGTTTGAGTCAATAGACCCGTCCGATGCGCCATATCACCCGAAGTTTAATCCAGAAGGGAAGATCAGTGAAACAACGTTTGCTATATCCCCTGGAGATCTTGAAAAAAGAGTTAAGACAATTGGTAACTATCCAAAGGTCGTTGGGGCAATTGCCGAGAGGCTTGGTATTAATCCATCTGCTGCCGCGCATACGCCTATTCAAAAGGCATTGATTGCATATACGCAACTTCGTATTGAGGGTGCTGAGTTAACAAAAGCTGCTGTAACAGCAGCCCTTGACGGTGTATCTTCTAACATGCTTCTCAGAACGCCATTCGGCAGACTCGGTTCAATATTTCGTACAGATGAAAATCTTGTTATTAAAAGTGGTGCCTTAAAAGGTAGGGCCGTGCTCGATATTATGGAAACATATGCAACAGAACTAACAAACAGGGGAAACCTTTATGGCCCTGGCGTTGGTGCGTTATTGAATAATACTCAAAAGGCATACATAGAGAGTGCTATGCAATTAAGATTAGACTCTGCATCATTGTTAAGAAATGCAGGAATTAATTCAGGGGTGGATATTGTAAAGGATGGAAAATTCTATTTCCATCGCAATGTTGTAGAAATCGAAGGCACGCGTCTTCACACTCGTTCTGATTCTGCCGCCGACAGATTTTACGATACAGTAGAAGACGGAGTCAAGAATGGCGTGAACTACTCTGATCCGAGAGAAGTTCTTGGCGCAGAGGTTGCGTCGGCATACGCCGCTGTCGCAGATAAGCAGATAGCAGATTTTATTGTTGCACATGGGGTTGACCCTGATACAGTGCTTGATCCTGGACTACGTTTGAAACTTGATAAAGCACAGGTAGATTACAACGCTGCTGACCGAACGTGGCAAGATGTATCAAAGTTGTTAGAAGCAGATCCAACATCTACTGATTTACAGAAGATAATTGAAGTAGCTCATAAAGAAAGAACAGCAGCAAATAAAATTCTTCAACTGGAAAAGAAAGCTATAACCGAGGAACTCAGAAGGAATACACTGGCTGAGTCTTCCGGCTTGCTACTCCCGGCTTCAATGTTTGGAGGAGGCGGAACTGGTAATGTTCATGCATTGCCGTATAAACCGAGGATGGGAACAAATGTTCTTCTTAGACCGGAAGACAGAACATTGCTTATTCAGAAGCTTGGGCTTCATGGCGTTACGCCATCAAATGACAAAAACTTTATAAGCAACATCGTCATCGGCGTCGGTGGCGTAACGGCTGCTGGCCGCACGACACTTGCAGGTTTCGACTGGGGGTTAGCATGGCTGCATCTTGCGCCGGTGGCTGGTAAAAGTCGTAAGGCATGGGCGATGGGAACTGCTGCTAACTTCATCGCTACTGTTAATCCTGGATTTGAAGCACGATATTTAAGAGATAATATTAAATCAATTGGCGAAATGGTTTCAAAGGGCGGAGTATCAATTGGAGACACTGAAAGATATCTAAGTAATGAAACCGGTGGGACAATTCCACGGACGCTCAGGCGCGCCGGGGAGCTTCCAGTAGTCGGTAAGGGTATTTCTGTTGCTGTATCTAACGTCGGCGCCCCGGTATTTAGACACACGCTCGGCAGGTTCGAAACAGGATACCAGTCCGGGTTGCTTGTTGCAAGGCACCAATTATGGAAGTCTATGGAAAACAGCTACAAGGGAAACGAACAAGGGCTTGGCAGACTTGTCAATAACCTTACTGGCGGATTAAACTCTTCTAAACTTGGTGTTGGGGCAGTACAAAAAGCATTTGAAGGAACATGGGTTGCGTTCTCCCCGCGCCTGGTCAGATCTTCCGCTGCGCTTATGGCAATGGCAGCACAACCATGGACAAAAGAAGGCAGAGATGCATTGAAGTCACTGGCAATCCTCGCCGGTGGCGTTACGCTTGCGTATGTTGCAATTGGCAAGGCAATGGGCAAGAGCGACGAAGATATTAAGAATGGTCTGAATCCTCTCTCTGGAAAACAATTTCTGTCTCACAAAATTGGAAATGACTGGATTGGTATGGGCGGCCAGATTCGTGCATTTACCCAACTGTTTGCAGGAACAGGCCGGGCAATGGCTACGGGAAATTGGGATGCATTTAAGTCTACGGACATTCAAGAGAATCCTGTGCTTGCATTGGTGGGCAGTCGTGCTTCCCCGTCTCTTGGCATGGTGCAAGCTGCTGTAGAAGCTGGTACTGGTGGCAACGTGGATGCGGTTGCATATCAAGACATCAACGGATGGAAAGACGTTGCCAGGTTATATGGAACATCCTACGTTCCATTCATAGCACAAGCTATAGCCGAAAGACAGGGGCCAACATCTCTAGCGGCGCAGTCAGTTGGACTTAGAACATCCCACGAAACAGCAACGGAAGTTAAGAATGCCAATTTTGGAGAAATGGGATTTACTGATCAGGATACAGGAAAACCAAAGACTGATATAAAACAAGCAAACAAAGAAGAACTAAAGAAGTTCTATGATAAATATCCTGTCGAAAGGGTTGACGATCCTAATGATCAAGTCTCTAACTTTTATCATGCAATGCAGGATTCACAGGATAGTTTCATTACTGACTTGAATGCCAAGCAGCAATTAGTTGGGCAGGGAGTTATGTCTCGGAACGAGTTTAGATTATGGTATTCAGATCGCGTCCAACAGATGATGACAGAACGTGAACAGGTTGAGAGTATTTATCAACGAACACCAGCAGGTCGAGTGGGTTTCAAGGGAAGCGTTAGTGATTATATCAATAGTAAGAATATACAATCAGAAGACAAAGCGGTTGCCGATTACTATCAACTCGGCGATACAACATTAGATGCCAAAGGTAACTTTGATTTTGAAAAGTATCAACAGGCGAAGGATAGTTTTCTCTCAGGGCTTGATGATAAGACTCGTGAATATGTTGTGCGTTGGGTAGACTCTAACAAACGGCCATTAACAAACAACATTGAAGAAGATCTTAAAAAGGCACAGGCGGTTACTAAGCCGTATTGGAGATTAGACGATCGTGTCTTTCAAGAATTTAAGAAGAGATCCCCCGTGTTAGCACAATTCAAGGACTTGGAAGCTTTCAATAATAAGATGGAGTCTGATGCAAAGAAGGCTGGATTACCAGTTGCTTCTATCAAACAATATTATGCAAGCAAGATTAAAGACATTAGAAAACTTGATGAAGTAACAGCCTTAATTAAAAAACAGTATAAACTGCAACATCCGTCTGTTGATAAAGCATTAAATGACTGGTATGATATTAAGCCTGCTAATGCTCTTGCGATAGTTGCTAATAATCTGGGGTACGGAGATTTGAATCAGTTGGCGGCGCAGACTCTTCCATACACCATCAGACAAAAGTCCCAAGCGGATAAACTCGCTGAATCTATGGCACTTACACAATCAGGTAGAAGAACACAATCTAGTAGCAGATATAGGTAACACACACAATTAATTGTGATACAATAAACATAACATAAATTGGAGGTACCACTTTGGCAAAGCGCGCGAATGAACGCGACGAAGTAGATGACGACGTTGACGAAGAGTATGAGGAATACGAAGACGAAAACGAAGACGACTATGACGATGACGAACAGGAAGATGAGCAAGAAGATGATGATGAAGAGCTAGACCCTAGAACACAGAAGGCATTTAATGCTTATCGAGAAGAATGGGAAAAGAAAGTCATTGATCAACTTTCAAGTGGAGATACTAATTCGCCTATCTACAAAGGAATGCAGAAGGTAGTTAGTAAGAAAGACCAGGAATTAAGAGATGCTCGTAGTGCTCTGACGAGTCTCGCCCAGGAAATCGACAAAGTAAACTCAATCAACGAAACTAATGTAGAGGCAACGAAAGTAGCCTTCGAGGTTCTTAATGATTTACTTGACGATGATGGGAAAGCCGCACTGGCTAACAGGTTGCAACAACGCGGAAACGAATTAAAGTCGAAGCAGTTGGAAAAGCGTGTAGAAGCCTTGGGCAACCAGCGACAACAGCAAGGGCAAGGGGCGCAACAACAAGGCGATGAAGATGCTTTTAAGGAGTATCGAAAAAAGGCAACTCAAACACTTAAGAATCTTGCTAAGAGAGCCGGGGTTGACCCGGAGAGCAGGGATCTAGAGTATGGAGACGAGCAGGAACCATTAGTCGATAGAATGGAGAAGTTTGAAAAGTCTCTTGACAAGGCTCTTGAAAAGGGACAGGACGAAAACATTCGAAAGGTGAGGCAAAAGATTACTCCACCCAGGACAAGAAATGGAACCGAAGGCGGGCCACAACGAAGGGCTCAGACCGGAAACGATCTTATGAGTGCCGCAGCCGCTGATCTTGTAGCGCAAATGCGAAAACTTATGTAATAGGAGAAAGTTATGGGAGTAGTTCTCAATCTCGTTGATGTTCAACGTAAAAAGATGAAGGCTAAAGACCCTGCTGGCGCTGCTGTTGTGGAACAGTTTATTCAAGAGTGTGACATTGCTGCACTTCTTCCGTTTGAAACATTAGGCACGACCGAAGTTTCACATCGTAGAACAAATTCAATTCCAACAATCGGATTCAGACAGGGTAGAGGAACATCCTTCGGCACAGTTGCCGGTACAACAACCGACAAGGTTATGGATGCAGTATTCGACATGGGTGCCCAGGTCGATGCTGACAAGACTGATATCATGGACAAGGAAGCCGGTGATATCATAGGCGATAGAATTAAGGAAGCAACACGTGGAATGACGTGGACATTCCTCGATTATTTCTACAACGGCGATCACGCAGTCGAGCCACACGGCTTTGAGGGCGTCAAGGTCAGACTTGCCAATCTTGGCGCTGGCCAGATTGTTTATGGTAATGCTTCTAACGCGGAGCTAGATGTTCGCGCATCTGCTTCACCTTCTGACGCAACACTGTATACATTCCTCGATAAGATCGACGAGACGATTGATCAATGTGACGGACACACGCCAGATATTGCCATCACAAGTTCTGACTTCATTGCAACACTGAGAAGTGTGCTAAGAAGACTTGGCAAGTATACAGAGAGACCGCTCGAAGGGCCTGGTAAGTTCGGTGACAATAGACGGAGAACATCCGCCAATCTGGTCAATCAACCAGTTCTTATCTACCCGGAGGAAAAGGGCGTCAAGTGGTATGACATGGGATTTAAGGCAGACCAAACAACGAGAGTTGTTGGTATAGAAACAGTTAACTCTGTTGCCTGCCGTCCGGTGGTTTTCCTTAAGATTGGTAAGCCATATCTTTATGGAATCCAACAATACGATATAACAGTGTCTAAGGCTGAGAAGCTTGACGACGGTGTTACTTTCAGAACAACAATCGACTGGCCCGTGGGTCTTCATCATGTTCATATTAAGAGCATGTCGAAACTTGCTGGCGTCAGAGTGGCATAAGGAGGAGTAAAATGAGAGATTCAAGAATCACGCTATTCGCCGGACTGCCAGTCACTATCAACTCGGCTATAACAACAACCGGTAGCACACTTGATTTCAAGGCTGGCGTGGGCCAGTATGTCGGCGATTACTTTGAGGGGTCTCCCGGAAGCCTTCCGGTAGAGTTAATGTTCTCCAGTATTACCAGTACAAATAACAATGCCGTAGTCACATGGGAAGTTTCTGATAATGGTTCAAACTGGGTAGTGGATCAAGAGATTTATAGCGGTGAATTATCTGTCACCATGGGAACACTTGGAACCAAGGTCATTCTTCCAACAAGGCTTAATACCCCAAGGCGGTATGGAAGATTGAAGGTAGTTACGTCAGGAATGTCTGGTAGTTCCTTCATTCTTAACGCCTGGGTAAGCGACGGCGTTACAGACTTTGCTAGGGCAACTCAGATCAGAGTTTAGTAACTACGACATTTAGTAGAATAATTGGCCCTTGAAAGAGGGCCTTTATTCATATGTTATAATAAATGTATCTAAAACAGGGGTATAATTTTGATCGCTAGAAAAAGACACGAGGAAGCCACCACAGATGGTAAGTACCTCTATATTGTAGAAACATTCCTGCGAGATCCGGCGACGTTAAAGATTGATTATACGAAGCAATCGAAGTTCACAGGGAGGCGACTAGGTGTCAACTTTGTAAACGGCAAAGGAAAGACCAAGCACAGAAATAAGGCAATCTATTTCTCTGGTGTACTGGAGTACCGAGTCTCTCTTAACAAAGAAGATAAACCATGGATAGAGATTGACGAAGATGGACAGAAGAATACAGAAACCCTCGGGGACGATGACGAACTGTATTTGACAGAGGAAGAGATTGAAGATGATGAGAGTGTGTTAAGTGGAACGTAACAGATTGCCGAAGCCTGTTCCTGTTCAGCGAGAAGTGTTTGAGGATATGCCAATGATAGTTGTGCCACCCGAACCACAGACCGTGCAGATGGACATCCAGGCACTGGCTAACCAATATAACATTCTTACTAATCTTGTTTCTGAAAACATACAATTGAGACAATACGTAGCCAAGCTAGAAGAGGCAGTGAAGCTTCTCCAGCTTACGCAAAAGGGAGAAGCTAATGGCGAGACCAAGACAGAATAATGGAGAATTAGGCACAGCACTTGTAAGAAACGCAACTACGGTTGTTGTTTCTGGTGCTGGTTTTTTGGGCAGGTTAGTCATTCATACAGTTGCATCTTCGACTACAATTATTATTTATGATGGAATTACAGCGTCAGGGACAATCATTTATTCCTGGGTTGCTGCTGACGGGAAGGTTGATCTTGAATTGAATTATCCGTTCTCTACTGGATTAACAATTGTTATGTCAGATCATGCAACAGCAGGAGTTATTACATACGGAAAGGGAGCAAGTTAATGAATAAAGCTAAGCAATTATGGAGAAGGTTATTCTATACTCGTGCCCTTTGGGCGGGAGAGTTGTCTGTTGGTAGCGCCGCGCTGTCGGCGAAGCTAATTCGCGGAGACGGAACAGTTAAGGACTACGGTGTTATCTGCCGCAAGAAGGTAACTGGAGCGTTCGTTACATTCATCGTTGCAAATATGGTTACTGACACAGCAGAGATTGGTGACTTCAAATACCATGGTTCTGGAATTGGAGTAACAGCCGAGGCAAATACGCAGACGGCACTTGTTGATACAACTGGTTGTCCTGCCCGTTCTACCGGCACACAGGTACAGGGTGGAACAGCCGCTGCGCCTACATATACATCCGTAGGCACACAGGCATATACAACTGGTCTTGCCATTACAGAGCATGCCGTCTTTAGCCAGGTAACATCCGCTACAATGATGGATCGTAGTTTGTTCTCTGCTATTAACGTTGTCAATGGTGACTCGATCCAATTCACTTATGTTCTCACGATAAATGCCGAGGCATAATACGTAAGTAAACCGGAGGCACGATGCCAAACATTCGTTCACAACGAATTGATAACACTGGTTTAGAGATCATCGCGAGTGATGGACGAAGTATCTCCATCACTCGTGCAGATGTGTTTGCACATTTTGATTCTTTGAGTGGTGGAAAACCAGCTAAGATAACTGCAACTATACAATGGGTGAAAGATCAGATTGTGTCGGCGTTAGGAGAAGAACAAGTCCCGGTGGTTATTATGGATTTTACATGGCATGACGTGAAGGGTATTGATCGCTTCTCGTTTAATGATATCTAATGGCCTATCAACAAATTACTGGTGCCGAGACGGGCGACTTCTCTGAGGCCAACGCCACCTCCGGGACAGTTTCTGTCCAATCCACTACCAAGCGCACCGGCAGTTATGCTTATCGCCTAAACCCAACTGCGGGCGGTGGCTATATAGAGTTCAACGGTTTCGCCGCCAACGGCAAAATGGCTAGCTTTGGCGCTAGTCAATGGGCGACATTCTACATTAGATTTGCCTCTTTGCCAGGGGCCTCTGCGGAGCTAGGTCGCTTCCACGAATTGACCGGCTCAGGCAATATGGTAGCCAGACTATTTGTAGATGCGTCTGGGAATCTTACTATTCAGGGCAACGGTGTGGCAAGCGGGACAGTAGCGACGTTATCGGCCAACACCTGGTATCGCATAGACTTCCGCGCTGCTAATGCGGGCACTTGCGGGGTAGCTGTAGATGGTGGCGCAGAGACTACAGTCACCGGAGCAGCACAGGTGGTTAACTTCTTCGCCGTTGGAAATACCGGCGGTGTTGACACCTATGATCTCTTTGTTGACGACATTGCTGTTAATAATGCAGGCTATCCAGGTAACGGGTTTGTAACTTGTCTGCGCCCAATAGGCGCTGGCGCGCTTGGCGAATGGGGTAATGGTACTGGCGCCACCTTCGCCGAAGTAGACGACGCTGCGCCTGGGCACGATAGTGACACTACCTATATCGGCGCCTCAGCAACAGAAGACAATCAAGATTCAACGTTTGATATGACCAGTTCATCCACGGCTGGAATAACAGGAGTAATAAAATCTGTTAAATCTTCGGCTGTAGTTAGAACAGACTCTACAGCCGGCACAAGTGCTATTTTCTTAAAGACTATTGCTAATGGCACTAACGAGGCAACGGCCGCTGAGGCGACAACTACTTATACCCTTTGGGGAAAGTTATTCGACGCTGATGTAGGCGCTGCCCCATGGACAACAACGGTTTTAGATACGCTTGAAGTTGGAGTCGGGGCCAATACAATCGCGCAGGCCCAGCGATGCACAGCAATTTACGCTTGCGTATGGTGGAGTCCGTTAAACTTATCATCATTATCTGGTACCGCTGGAGCGCTGACTGGTACCATTGCAAGATTAACCAATAAACCACTTACCGGGGTAATGGGCGCACTGACCGGAGCACTGGCCAAATTAACCAATAAAGCTCTCTCAGGGGTTGCCGGGGGGATCACGGGTGCGATCACAAGGCTGACAAATAAAGCGCTGAATGGGATCAACGGTGCGTTAACAGGAATATTGCAAACTGTTTATATTCCTAGCGGAACGTTGTATTTCCAGAATGTTGCAGGAGCAATCAGCACATTAACTGGCGCAATCGCATTACAAACGAACAAAGCATTATCAGGGGCGACGGCAGCAATAACTGGAACTGTCTCCATGTTAACGAGCAAGGCGCTCTCAGGAACTATGGGTGCGCTCACAGGCATTGTAAACAAGCTAACAAAGATATCACTCTCTGGCACAGTCGGTGCGACGGCAGGATCTCTTGTGAAAAAGACACTCAAATCATTAACTGGTTCTGTCAGTACATTATCTGGAACATTAGCACGGTTTACAAGCAAATCCCTCCATGGCATAGCAGGATCGCTAACAGGCGCTTTATCTACTCTCAGGTTTGTGTCCATATCCCTTTCGGGCACCATGGGTACATTAACTGGATCCTTAACAAGATCCACATTTAAAAGTGTTGTTGGTATAGTTGGTCTTACTGGAACTATAAATAAACTCATAAGCAAATCATTCTCTGGAAGCACAGGAACAATTTCTGGAATAGTAACACCTGTTATACCAACGATTGCGCGTGTTATAATGAAAGCTGGTAGAGCGATCAGAGCATATATTCCTGGTGGAACAA